AGTTGCGAAATGCAGGAGGGATAGATGGGTCTATTTAATAAAATCAAAAACCGATTATTTAAAAATAGAGGACAGCCATTGGGAAATGGTATAGATTCAGGTTTAGCAGGTATTCTTGGGATAGATATGAGTCAAATAGAAAATTCATCAGAATTATCTGAGACAATTTATTATATTTGTATGAAACATCTTTCGGAAACTTTGAGTAAAATGCCTTGGGAAGTAGTTCAAAAAACAGAAAAAAAGGGAAAAGAAAAAAAATTCAATTCTAATTTAGACTTGATATTAAATGTACGACCTAATCCATACTATTCAGCAGCAACCCTATGGGGAACCGTAGAACTCAACAAATTACACTATGGAAATGCATTTGTGTATATAGAAATGAATAGATCCACGGGGAAATTAAAGCACTTATGGGTCCTGCCATCAGAAGATGTAAGGGTATGGGTAGATGACAGAGGAATCATAGGTAAGAAAAACGCAATTTGGTATGTGTGGACAGATAGAAGTACTGGGAAGGAATATAAATTTTGGCAATATGAGATCTTACATCTTAAAACTAGTATTTCATTTAATGGATTAACGGGTCTCCCTGTCAAAGAAATCTTAAAAACACAAATAAACAGTGGTAAAAATGCAATAGGGTTTTTAAATAAGTTATATAAAGCAAATATGTTTGGTTCAAAAATCGTAATACATTACACAGGTGAACTCAGTAAAAAAAAGGAATTAAATATGGCTGAAAAAATAGAAGGGTTTTCTAAGAATAAAGGAAGTGGGAGTATTATTCCCATCCCTATGGGAGCAACTGCACAACTTCTTGATATGAAATTAGCAGATGCTCAATTTTTTGAAAACAATAAAAATTCTGCATTACAACTTGCAGCAGCTTTTGGAATAAAACCTAATGTTATAAATGACTATACAAAATCAAGTTATAGTAGTTCTGAGAGTCAACAGATAGACTTCTTTGTGAATACACTGCAACCATTGTTCGGGACATATGAGCAAGAGCTAACATATAAATTGTTCCATGAAACAGAACTGCAACAAGGGTATAGACTAATGATTAATGAAAAAATATTGTTTAAGATGGACAATAAAACTAAATCAGAGGTTTATTCTAAGTATGCTATGAACTTTATCATGACTCCTAATGAAGTGAGAGAGGAGCTTAATTTACCATACCACGATGAAGGAAACAAACTATTGGGTAATGGGAATGCAATAGGAATAAATGATGTAGGAAAACAATATAAGAAAAAAGGTGGTGGTAAATAAATGAGGATAGATATTAAAGGACCAATTATATCAGACTGTAATCAGAGGTTTTACGATTGGGTTGGGATACCAGCAACATCACCAAAGAAAATAAACTCTTTGATCCAAAATGCTAAAAAAGGAGAAAAATTAGATGTTTTCATTAATTCTGGTGGTGGATCTGTATTCTCTGGATCTGAAATATTTACAGAACTAAAAAGCTATAAGGGAGAAGTAGAAGTTAATATAGTTGGAGTTGCTGCTAGTGCTGCTAGTGTAATCGCCATGGCGGGGGACAAAATATTAATGTCTCCTACTGGTCAAATCATGATCCACAATGCATCTAGCGGGACATATGGAGATCATACGGCATTAACAAAAACTGCGGATGTATTGAAAGTAATTGATGAAAGTATAGCTAATGCGTATGAACTGAAAACAGGGAAAAATCATAGTAAACTCCTAGAACTCATGGGAAACGAAACATGGCTAAGTCTAGCAAAAGCAAAGGAACTTAACTTTGTAGATGGTGGCATGTTCGATGAGGAAACAACCTTTATTAATGTTAGTACTGCAAGTGATGGGACTATACCGCAGGAAGTAATCGAAAAAATGAGAAATAGCATGATGAAAGAAGGGGTGCTGGTAGAGCCTGAGAATGAAACTCATAAGATACCAGAAAATAATACAGAAGCTAGAACGCTACTTGCAAAAGCTAGAATGAGGTTACTACTTGCTTAACAATAAAAAAAATAGGAGGAACAAATGAGAAAATCAGATTTAATTAAAGCTCAAATACAAGCTCTCAGAGTAACTGCACAAGGGTTATTAGAAAAAGATGGGGTTACTGCTGAAGAATTAACAGAAATTGAAAATAAAATAAAGGTGGAAAATCAAAAGTTAGTTATCCAGGAAGAAATAGAAGCAGCAGAAGTAGCTGAGATGGAGGCTAGTAATGGAGGTCCACTTGCAGCCAATATAACGAATCAAGGTCTTGGAGGAGAAACTGATCAAGAAGTCGCTTATGAAAACTCTTTCTATAATGCACTTAGAGGCAGAGCCAGTATTGATGATGTAAATATCTTAGACGCTCAAAATGCACTTTCTTCCAATACTGGAGAAGACGGTGGGTACTTAATCCCTGTGGATCAAAGAACACAAATAAAGGAATTGAAAAGATCTTTAGGATCTCTTAGAGAACTTGTGACAGTAGAACTAGTTACTACTAAAACAGGATCTAGGAACATGGAAAAGGATGCGGAACATACGCCATGGGAAAATATAACTGAAGGTGAGGACGTGAAGGGAGTTGCAAGTCCTAAAACTGTAAAAGTTTCATATTCAATAAAAGATAAAGGTGGGATTTTACCAATTCCAAATTCATTACTCAAGGATAATACCGCTAATTTAAAAGCTTTTATAAATAGATGGCTTGCTAAAAAATCAGTTGCTACTGAAAATTCCATGATAATAGCACTAATGGAAACATTAACTAAGAAAACTATCACTGGGCTAGATGGTGTAAAAGATGTATTTGATGTAGATTTAGATCCTGCGATATCGGCTATGGGAGTTTCTGTGATGAATCAAGATTCATTTAATTTCTTTAATAAACTCAAAGATAAAAATGATAATTATATCTTAGAAAAAGATCCTAAAGACTCTACGAAAAAGATCCTAAATGGTAGACCAGTTATAGTCTTATCAAATAAAATCTTAAAAACAAAAACGGTTAATGCTAAAAAAATAGCTCCTATATTTATGGGTTCACTAAAAGAAGCTATTGTTTTATTCGACAGGGAACAAATGTCATTATTATCCACAAATATTGGTGGAGATGCATTTGCCAAGAACCTTACTAATGTAAGAGGAATTATGAGACTTGATGTTTCTAAATTTGATACTTCCGCTGGAATATTTGGTCAGATTGATATAACTCCTGTAGTTTAAGATAATTAGGAGGGTTTTATGCTTACTTTGGACGAAATAAAACTTTATTTGAGGGTAGATGGTGATGATGAGAATCTTCTCATCACATCTCTAATCGGATTTAGTGAAGAGGAAATAGAAAACTCAACAGGAGCGACATTTGAAAAATATGGAGGAAAAGAAACTTATAAGATGGCTCAAAGAGTAATTGTAGCTGATAGGTTAGCTAGTAGGCTAAATAATAGGCTAGAAATATGGGACAATACCAAGGTCAAAACTGACCTTGGTAACTCACCTAAAGAAAAGCTTATAAAAAAGATATGGGGGAAAATTTCGCCTATCTATGGATTCTCTAGCGGAGGGGATGCTAACACTACCAAAAGTACTGTTAATTTTAAAATTATGATAAGAAAAACTGATATTTCTAAAGATAATTGGGTGATATATAAAGGTCAAAGATATGATATAAGCCATATTATGCCCAATTTTGATAGTAATCAATACTTGGATTTAAATGTATTTTTATATGAGGAGTAGGTATCTATGAGTGATTTAGATGATCTTGCTAATGACTTAGTTAAAATTTCAGAAGAGTTGTCTAGCGGTAAAGAAGCTAAGAAATTTTTAAAGAAAGAAGCGGGCAAACTAAAAACTAAAACTCTCAGTAATGCAAAATCTAAAGTAAAAGCCCACAGTGGGAATTATTTTAAATCTATAAAAGCTGGGAATGTCTATGATAGTGAGGAGGGGTTATCTGTAGATGCTTATTCTGCAAGCAGTGTCGCTCATTTGATAGAAAATGGACATATCATAAAAGGTAGAAATAAAAAAGACGGATCTGACGGTGAAACACATGGGTTCAAAAAAGGACTACATATATTTGACAATACAGCAAAGGACTATAAAGAAGAATTTGAGACAAATATAGAGGACTTTAAAAATGGATTATTTGCTAAAAATGGATTTTAAGTGGGTGTAAATAATGACTAAATATAAAGATATACTAGTAGCCCTGGTTAAACGTTTAGAAATCCTTCCAGGGGGAATAGAGGTAGAAACACAAGATGTTGAAGAAGGGTTTTCTAGACCATCTTTTTTTATAGAACTAGATAATATAAAAGTTAATGATTTCATGAAAACTTCAAAAATAAGGGATCTAACAGTAAGAATAATTTATTTTCCAACAGATAAACATATCAATCAAGTTGAACTATTAGATATGCAGGAGTTACTCGAAGAACTATTTATAGAAGATAACTATGTGGAAATACTACCAGAAACAGAAGAAAGAGAAGCTGTCATGGTGGAAGTAAACAATGCTAAATTTAATAAAAATAAAGATATATTACAGTTTCAATTTGACATAGATCTAGATGAATATTATGTCCGAGAAAACAATTATGAAAAAATGGAAAACTTGGAAATTTATTAATTTCGTAAAACACGAAATTAGAAGGAGGGAATATGTGTCCAACAAATAACGGAATGCCCAAACTAGATATAATCTTTAGAGGGCTTGGAGTAAGTGCGGTAAAAAGAGGAGAGAGAGGCACAGCAGTGTTGATCTTAGTCGATGATACAACTGCTAACTATTTAGCCAAATATAAATCAATTGAAGATTTCACAGCTGAAGAGGCAGCTAAATTTGAACCGGAGCACGCGTTGTTTATAAAAGATGCTTTAGAAGGAATACCATTAGAGCTATATGTGACAACAACAGCTAAGGAAACACCTGATTTAGCCACTACTCTTTTGAAGCTAAAAGGTGCTATTCCTCGAAATTCGTGGGTAGCGATAGCATCCAATATTCAAACTAATCAAGATGATCTAATAACCTGGGTAAAAGCTCAAAGAAAAAAAAATAAAAAAAGATATAAAGCTTTCGTATACAAAGGAACTACAACAGATAGTATGGGAATAGTTAATTTAACTACTGAAAAAGTAACGTTCAAAGACGACAGAGGAGAAATTACAGGAGATAATGCTATTCCTTTCTTATTGGGGTACTTGGCAGGGCTTCCATTATCTATGTCAGCAATAGCAAAACCGCTAACTAAATTCGAATGTGTAACGGAGCCAGATGAAAAAGATGATGCTGTTTCAACTGGAGAATTCATCTTATTTAACGACGAAGGTGTCGTGAAAGTAGCTAGAGGGGTAAACTCATTAGTAACTCTTGGACAAGATGCGACACTGGAAATGACCCATATAAACACTGTAGAAAAGATGGATCTGATCTATTGTGACATTTATAATGCGTGGAGTAACAACTTCAAAGGGAAATATGACAATTTCCTCGATAATCAAATGTTATTGTTTTCAGCAATAAATGCATATTTAGGGTTAATAGCATTAGATAAGATATTAGATCCTACGTTTGATAATAAAGTAGAACTTTATCTGGAAAAACAAAAATTAGCTAATTATCCAAAATATGGCAAAGAGGTTGTGGATAAATGGAGTGATATTAAAATTATGCAGATGACTGTATCAACTAACGTGTATCCAAGGACTAATATTAAAATAACAGGAATTATGGAAGATTTATTCATGGACATATTTATGTAAACGTTTTTCATCGTAGGAACTATCAATAAAGAAAACAAAATGCCTTAGAGGGCAAATAAGGAGGTTATTATTTTGGGTAAAAAAGCCAATGGGAATAATTATAATAGTGGTAATAAAGGAACCATTTGGATAAATGGAATTCCAATTTTAAATTGTTATAAAGCAAATATAGAAAAAAAGATTGATTATGAGGAAATCCCTCATCCAACTAAACCTGGAGGAAAAATAAGAGTAGAAGTAGGACACACAATAGAAGTCGGCTTTGCATTTAAGAAAACCGTGCTAACTAAAGTAATTGATTTTGAATCTGATGATATTACGATGATTATGACTGATGCAAATAACAATAATACAGTTATAGAAACAACAGAAGCCAGTGGGATAACTTTTGACTCTACTGTAATAAAAGCATTTGAAAAGGGTAAAGTAGGAGAAATAGAGATGTCAGGACAGGCTGAGGACATGAGAAAGTTAGTATAAGAAATAGTATTCCCCTCTCATTAGTTAATAGAGGGGAAAATATAATAATTAAGTGATTAATAGGAGAGGATCAAATATGCAATTACAAGAATTTATAGATAAAGCAAGGGAAAAAAGAGAAAAAAGAATAAAAGTAGTTCAAATAGATATTAAGGATATCGGTCTTGTAGAATTTCAAAGACCAGAAGAAAAAGATTCTCTTGCTTATATGAATAAGTTAAATAGTTCTAGTAGAACTATTATTGAACATCTAGGAACAAATGAAAAAGGAGAACCGCTAAAAAGGGAAATTGAAGAACCTGAGAATGTGGAAGTTATTTTAAACGCATCTACAGAATTTGTATATAAAACATGTTCTTTTTTTAGAGCAAAAGAATTAAGAGAAGAAGTCAAAGATGGAAATTTTTTTGCTGTTCCTAGTTTATTTTTGGAAACGTCTGAAGTTATTGAGTTAGCTTCCAAAATAATAGACAAATTTGATAGTCAAAAAGAAAAAGAAAAAGATGAAGAAGAAATAAAAAACTCATAGGAGGTAGCAGTGACCCAGGGGAACTGTACTGGGTGTCGCACTATCTCCAAAAAGGACATGAATTAAAGAAGTTATTAAATTTAAGTAATATTGAAAAAAAATTCTATATACAGTCTATGAATATCGAACATGAAAAAAAAGTTAAATACGATATTGAAAAAATGAAATTATTTTTTAAAGGTTTGGGGGGTGGGTAAGATATCTAGAGTAATAAAGACTATCCTAAGATTAAAAGACGAAATGTCACCTGGTCTCAAAAGGAATTCTGAAGCTACAAAAAGATTAAGTGAAAAAGTGAAAAAATCAAGAGATCAAATTAAAAAATTTCAAATTGCAAACACAAAAGCAACAGAAGGATTGAAAGAACAAAATGATAAAATAAAAGCTTTGACTTCTAGGAAAAACAAAGAAAGTAACACTATGAAAAAACTAGCAGTACAAATGCAAAAGTATAAAAATCAGACTGGACTAACTTCTAAACAAATTGTTAAAAATAATCAAAAACTAAAAGAAGCTCGTAGTAGATATGATAAATTAGGAGCTTCAGTCTCTAGTCTAAATAAGTCACTAAAAGGTGCTGATAGTTCAGTAAAAAAATATAGTGAAAGTATTAAATCAAATAATAAAGAAATTGGATCTATAAACAATGAAATAAGTAAATACACTAAAAAAATAAAAAAAAATATAGCTACTCAAAAAGAAGCACAAAGTGCTGTGAATAGATGGGGTAAAGGTGCTATTAAAAGTATAGATAAAGTTATAGCTAGATCTGTTAAATTAGGTCTTGTTACGGCAGGTGTCGTAGCTGCATTAGGAGCTAAAATGGGATTTAGCGAAGCTATGGATATGGAAGGATATAAAATGCAGTTGGAAACGGCTGTTAAAGATACTGAAAAAGCTGGGGAACTTATGAGTAAAGCTGTTGATTTTGCTGATAGAACACCGTTTGAAACAGGAGATATAGTAGAAGCTACAGCTACAATGGAAATGTATGGTCTTTCTTCTACTAGGTGGTTATCAGATATAGCCGATATGGCAGGATCAACAAATAAACAAATTGGTGATGCTACAGAGGCTATGGTAGATTCAAGCGTAGGAGAGTTTGAAAGATTAAAACAATTCGGGATATCCAAAGATATGATAATGACAGCATCAGCTAAAAAATACGGGGATAAAATAGTCTTTAATGCTAAAGGACAAATGCTCGATCAAGTTAAGATGCAAACTGTACTCCAAGAACTTATGCAAGAGAAATTTAAAGGAGGAGCAGAAAAGCAAGCCAGGACAATGAAGGGTCTTTTATCTACGGTAACAGGAAGCGTGAAATCATCATTGAAAGAAATAATGGGGATTCAAAAAGACGGAACTATCAAGCAAGGTAGTATGTATGAAAAATTAAAAGAGCAAATAAAAGGAGTAACCAATACTCTTCTAAAATGGAAAGAAGACGGGACTGTCACAAAGATAGCCTCTAATATAACTGAAGCAGTCATGAAAGTAATAAATATCATAAAAAAACTATTTAATTTCTTTCAGAAATATAGAGAGATAATAGAACTGGTACTAGTGCTTGTAGGCGTTATATATACTACTGTAAAAGCATTTAGAGCACTAGAAGCTATAATGGTAGCGGTAAATATAGTTACAGGGCTTCTAAATGGAACTCTAGCAGTCTCACCACTTGGGTTAATAGCAATAACCATTGGTCTAGTAGTCGGAGCATTGTACCTACTATGGAGACATATGGACAGTATAATAGCAGTCTTTAAAAGTGCTTGGGATTGGATAAAGAATTTGATAAGTGGGACAAATAATTTTGCATTAATGTTAGCTGGACCAATTGCACCACTGCTCTTGTTAATCAAACATTTTGACAAGATCAAAGAGGCGGCCAGTAAAGCTTTTGGATGGGTTAAAAAAATATTTGGTGTAGATAACAAAGATAAAGAATTCAATGTAACGATGAATAAAAAAGAAAACTCTAAGATTGATTTTCAAAATGGCAGTCCAGGAAAACATATGGAACAATATGCAAAAGGTGGGATTGCTACAAAACCAAGTATATTTGGAGAAGCTGGAGCAGAAATAGCAATACCTCTTAATCAATCTAGCAGATCTAAAGATCTTTTAGGTAAAGCTAATAATATAATAGGTGGGAATGATGAAAAATCGAAAGCTGAAGGTAAAATTAATAATTTTCATTTTCATGGTGATGTATATGGATTTGAAGATTTTAAAGAGGTTTTAGCTAAAGGGTTTTATGAAATTATTCAAGAAAATAATTCAAATGTGGTGAGGTAGATGAGGGAAATATATTTTGCAATTGAAGATGAGGTTCTCCAATTGCCTTATGTTAATGAAAAGATTGAAGTTGGTGAAGGTCTTAATACAGAAGAATTTGAGACTGTAGATGGGAAAACATTAACATTAATAGGGAATAAAGGGAATAGGACTATCAGTATTAATAGTTTTTTCCCTACAAAACAATATAGATGGCTTAGTTTCAATTCAAAACTTTCTACAGAATGTCTAGATTTTTTTAAAAGGAATAGAAAAAAAGTATTAAGGATTGTTTATGTAAATGGAGAAGAAACTTTGTGTAATATGTTGTGTATTATATCAAATTACACAGTGGCACCTAAAAAAAATGGAGACTATAACTATTCTTTAGAAATTAAAGAATATATAGATCCAAAGGAGGTATCTTAGTGGTTACTATAAATTTAATCAGAGAAAATAAAAAAAATGATATAACTAATCTTTCAGGGAATATAAGTTTGAGTGACAGCCTAGATACTTTAGGAGCTGCTTTAAATTTTGATATTGCTAGAAATTTCAATGATCCAAATTTCGCGACTTCTGAAATTGTAGAAGCTGGGAATATTATTGAATTTAAAAATGAAGGGAAAGTTGTTTTTATTGGGTCCATCATAACAATAGGAACTGAAAAATTTAAGAAAAGTATAAAATGTTTAGACTTTTCTTTTTATTTGAACAAAAATAAGCTTATTAAACAATTTAAAAATATAAGTGCATCTGATGCAATAAAAAATATGTGTGATCAGATAGACATAAAAATAGGGGATATTGATAATATTCCAACTGCTATAACTAAGATCTATAAAAATAAGACAGTCGCAGAAATAATAAAAGATATTCTTATACAAGTTTTAAATGAAACAGGCGATAAATACAAATTAGAAATAAATAATGAAGCATTAGATGTAAAAAAACACAGGCTCATAGAAGCTAAAACTAAATATAATTTTTGGGGGAAAATAACCAAAAATGAAGACATAACAGATATGAAAAATGTGATTTTAGTAACCTCTAATAATCAAGATGATGTAAACACATTGGGAAAAGCTGTTGACAAGGCTAATATTGATAAATATGGAAAATTACAAGAGATTGTAGAAGTCGAGCCAAAGGACATTTCGAAAGTCCGTAATATAGCAAATAAGAAGCTCAAAGAGTTAAACAAAGTATTTATAAGTGTTAATGTTGAAACTTTAGGAGATAATTCCCTGAGATCTGGAAGGATAATAGAAGTTATAAATAAAGAATTCAATTTAAACAGTAAATATTTAATTAAAAGTACTAATCATAAATATTCTAAAGGGAATCATACCACCAGTTTAAATTTAGAGATGAACTAATGGGGGAATATGGAGCTAAATTAGCTAAACTTTGGAAGGAACTGGAAAACCAAGAAATAATAGAATCAACAATTGGAAAAGTCATTAGTCCTCCTCCAAACCTTAGAGTTTCTATATGGAATAACAGTGTAATATTAGAACCAACTCAACTTTATATGAATGACAGGTTATTCGATGATCATACAAGAAAATTTGAAATAGATGGGGAAGTATCTGAAATTGACTTAAATTTAGAAAAAAATGAAGTAACAGATATAATAATCCCCCCTGTTTTACCTTTTATTCCTGCCCCTGCCCCACCTCCACCTTGGGCTGTTAAAGGTAAGGGAGCTATGAAAGGTAAAGGAACATATAAAACTAATGGGACGATAGTAAATACAGATACATTAAAAAAAGGTGATCTTGTAAAACTTACCCCAGCAGGAGTTGGACAGATATGGTTTGTGGATTTTAAGGTAAGAAAATTGAAGGAATAGCAGTTTGGACTTTGACAATTTAATATCTGAGGGATATACTATAGAAAATCTAAAGTTTTAAATATTCGGGAGGTCTAATGATGTTAAAAACAAAAATAAAGTTTGTTTTTATAGGGGTTAAGCCAGAAAGGCAAACAAAAATTAAAGAACTAACAGAAAAAACTTTAAAAGGCATTAAAAGAATTAATTTTAAGAAAATAAAAAAAGCAGAAGCTCATATTGCTAGTATAGTTTGCTTTAATGACGAATCAAAAGAGACTATAACTTTCCAAATTAATTTTATTGGGAGAACGTTTCATATTTTTTCTATTGCTATGGATATAGAAGAAAACTCTGAAATAATTATAGAAGATCTTAAGGCACTAAATTAAAGAAAAACCTCAGATATTAAATTTGTCTGAGGTTTTTTATTGCAAAATTTAGGAGATGATTGGATGGGTATATTTCCAAATGCAAATTTAGAAATTGAAGAGGAACAGCAAATAATAAATTTTAAAGATACTAAAGAACCTCTTTTTGACTTTAAAAAAAAGCAAATAGTGATCATGGATGGGAAAATCATATATTGCACTTACAGACAAAAAATAGAGCAATGGGTCGAATTAATAATTCAAACTACAGTTAACAAATATAAGGTGTATAAAGATACTGGTTTTGGATTCTCAAAACTATATGAATATAGAGGTCATCAAATATTTGCTTCTAATTTCGGTATTTCTGAACTTAAAAGAGAGATGAAAGAAAAATTAGAAGGACACAAGGAAATTATATTAGCAAAGAATATAAAAATTTCTCAAGACTTCAATGTTTTAAGAATAGAATTAACTTTAGAACTAACTGAAGAAGAGTTAGAAAAAGAGGTGATTATAGAGTGAATGAAGAGTATAAAGCCCCACTAGTGGAAAATATACACAAAGGTATGTTAAGTGATATATCTGAAGACTACGAAAAAGAGGTTGGAACCTTTACAAATGATCTAACAAAAACTTATGCGATACAGTCATACCAGGCAAGAAAAAAAATAGAACTTTTATTCAGCAAATTAGACATAAATAATTATCATGATACAGAGTTAGATAGGTTTGTATTTCAGAGAAAAGGGATAAAAAGGAAAGAAAGTAATACCTCTTTAGGAGTTATTACTGCAAAAGGGAGCGGAACTGTAACTATTGGAGATCTCTTTGAAACTGAATCTGGAACTCAATTTAAAGTTGCCGAAACAGTAGTCATAATTGACAACGGTGATGTAAAAATAGAGGCTGTTATTCCAGGATTAAAAGGGAATGTAGGAGCTAATACTATCACTTTAATTCCTATAACCATTCAAGGAATAACAGAAATTACAAATACTTTCCCAACCATAGATGGGTACGACCAAGAAACCAATGAATCATTGATTGAAAGGTATTTAATCGATATTCAAAAACCGCCTACCTCTGGGAATATATACCATTATATGCAGTGGTCAAGAGAAATTGTAGGAGTAGGAGATTCTAAAATAGATCCCCTCTGGAACGGTAATAATACGGTTCAGATAGTAATAATAGATGATCAAAAACTTCCAGCAACAACCGAATTAATTGAAAGAGTTCAAAACTATATAGATCCAAAAGGTGAAAACAACTCTACTTGGGGTGCAGGGTATGGACAAGCCCCTATAGGAGCTTACTGTAGTGTGATAAGTGCTATCCCTAAAAACATAAGTGTTGTTAGTGCTCTAACATTAGAAATTGGATATACAATAGATCAGGTTAAACCATGGGTAGATGAAGCAATAAGAAAAAATTTAAAAGAAATAGCTTTTTTAAAAAATAGTGTTTCCTATGCGATCCTTGCAAGTAAAATTTTAAATGTAGAAGGCATTAGTGACTGGTCATCATTTACTATAAATGGAGGAACTAAGAATATCAGCATAGGAGACAAAGAAGTAGCAGTTCTAGAGAGTGTGATTTTGAATGAATAAATTAAATTTGTTAGAAAATCTACATAAGGTCTTCAGAGGTGATAATTATATAGATAACTTAATGGGAGCCTCTGGGAAAGAATTAGATGATATAGAAAACAAAATAGACCAGCTAGGAAAGGAGTTTTTCTTTGATACTATGAGTCCTGTAGGTATAGCAGTTCTAGAAAATCAACTTGATTTTAAAGCTACAGGGGACCCCATAGAAGGTAAAAGGGAACAGTTAGAAGCTAGATGGAAAACAGCAGGTAAATGTGATTTAGAATTATTAAAAATAATAGCTAATTCATGGAGAAATGGTGAGGTTTCAGTTCTTTTTACCAATGCAGTTATAGAAATAACTTTTATTTCTATTGTAGGTATACCCAATAACATAGAAGCTTTAAAACGTTCTTTAGGAGAAGCTAAACCAGCACACTTACCAATTAATTATACATTTAAATATCGTACCTGGGGGATGCTACTTCCTAAAACATGGGGTTATTATAATCAATATACATGGGGTCAAGTCTTAAAGCAGGAGGTTATATAGATGAGCGGAACTACACCAAATTTAAATTTGGTTAAGCCAGGAGAAAATGGGACAGCCGATATAAAAGTTATTGATCAGAATATGGAAATAATAGATGTCTGGGCGGGAGAAAAAGAAACAGAATTAAGCGGTAAAGAACCTAAATTCACTAAAAATAGTGGGTTTAATCTTGGTATATCACATCTAGTAAATTCAATAAGTAAAACATTAGTTGCTTCAGCATATGCTGTTAAATTAGCTTATGATAGGGCGAGCCTAGGAGTAACAAATGCATCCACTGCACAAACTAAAGCTGATGATGCTTACAATTTAGCAAATGGAAAAGAGCCTACTTTTATTAAAAACAATGGGTTTAATAGAGTTATGACTAACTTAGTAACTTCAACCAGTACTACATTAGTTGCATCAGCAGCAGCAGTTGGAATAGCATACAATAAGGGAAAAGAGGCACTAGGTTTAACGGTTATAAATAAAAATGCAATACAGAATAATGCAGACCAAATAAGAAATTTATCTAAAACAGTAAATGATGTTACGATACTTTGGGAATCAAATGTGGGGTTAGGATCCGGCTTGATAACTTTATCAGATAGTATATTTAATTACAAAATTATAGAGGTTCTGAGCTCTAGAGATGAAAAAGATTATTTTAAAATGTCTACTATAAGAGTATCTGATTATAATAAATATATTAAAGATGATATAGGACGAGGAATAGGGGTTGGAAGAAGTGACTATTGGTTTTTTAGATTTTCAGATGATGGATTGACGTTATCTGAAAAGGGAGGGAATTCTGAAGATTCAGTAATTTGGGAAATAAGAGGATTAAAGTCATAAAAAAATCTTAATTTTATAAGGGGGAAAAATGAAATATACACTTACAAATCAACCGCAACAAATAAGTGAAACAAAGGGAGAAATTGAAAATTTTTCAAGTTATACGATCGTATTAGCGGCAGGAACAACTCCACCGACGGAAAGTACAGCTAGAATAACAGTAAGTCCGTGGAAGAGTTATCCTTTTAAAACATCTCAAGGAGAATCTTTGTATGCTTGGATTCCAAACATAGCTGAAGGGAATTCAATTGAGGTTTCAGTCGTAAATTTTCCTTTGGGAGAAGAAGGGGGTGATGAAGTAGCGAAACTCTCGGAACAAATACAGAATTTAAGCGGTTATGTGAATGTCTTAGCGGTAGAAGATATGTATGCAATTGATATTCTAAATGCAAGTAATAAAAATATAGAAATTGAAACTCGATGTAATTTATATATAGAACTTACGTATACTTACGAGTCTGCGATAACGTGGTTCAACGGCATTAATTGGTTAAGCGGTTTTGCACCAACACTATATCAAGGCAAGACTTATGGAATTAACTTCTCCACTAAAGATGGTGGAGCAAGTTGGAACGGTATGTTAATAGGCGGTTGGTAGTATGACACCATTACAAAGAATAATGCAAAAATGGAAACCGAGAAGGTATATTAACCTTATTGAGAATGGAGACTTTCTAAATGATGTTAATAATTGGTCGGGATCTCAGTCCATATTAAGTGTAACCGATAGTAAACTCACGTGTAAAATTAGCTCAGGCTATTATTTTGGAGGTGCCAGGAATAACAATTTAAATGGTTCTGTGCTGGGACATAAATATTACTCATTCATAAAGGCACATGTCAATAATAATGATTGTAGTGAATTGAAATTATCTCTAAATACCTATGGTTCGTCTAATATAAATAGTATATCCAACCCTATCAAAGATGTCGTATATTTCATAAGTGGGATAAAAACCTGTGAAACTGTACCAACATACGCAGCAATGTATCATTCTTATGCCACAAGCGAAATTGCAGAAGGAAAAGAAGCTATTCTACATGAATCTGCGACGATTGACCTAACTGAACTAGGATTAGAAGATAGATCGCAAGAGTGGTGTGATAAGTACATTGCACCAAATGTTGACTATTGGAATTTCGTTAATGAGTTAGAAAACGGGGATCTCTTAAATGGGAGAGATAAATGGGTGGTATCTGATGCAACATACACATTATCTTCTGAAAGCATAGTCGCGATGCCCACTGATATATACGGTAGAGTTACAAATTATTTTCAATTCGGTAATAATGATGAATATGCCGATCACAACTTTTATCATTGTGCTATGCTGAAAACAAATTCAACTAAAGTAAGATTGCATCTAAACGATGGAACTCGGCAAAGTGAGCTACCTCCTACCACATTAGCCTCCTTCACACTAGTCTCAGGAATATTAAAAATACAAAGTGGATATACTACTATAAAACTGAAAGTACAAGATAATGATCCTGATAACAGGAACGAATTTGAAGTTAAAGACTTTAAATTAATTGACTTAACTAAACTAGGATTGGACAACGTAACCGCAGAATGGTGTGATCAAAACATAGCACCTTATGTGAACATGGAAAGATATGATAATCTGATTGAGAATGGAGATTTTAGTGATGGGTTAGATGGGTGGCTTGACTATAACACCAGTGCAACTGCAACTTCCAACATTCTCTCTATATTCCCTAACAACGTAAACATAACACACTACCATGAAAAAAATATTAGTAATCTCGCAATTGGTAACAAATATTATATATGCGGTAACGTAGAAGAGTTAGTTAATTGCTCCATAGAGTTGCAGTTTTGGAATAGAATAGAAAATGGTGGTTTTGAACGAAGTTTAAAAATGTTAACCTCTTCTTCAGGTATTGTCAGTACTATTTTTACACCCTCCGGAAAGTATCATAACCCATACGCAAGATATAGGTGGACGTTATTTAAGGATGGTAGTGCTGTATTTTTAGGTACTGATGAAGTTGCAAAAATAAGTAAGTGTATTGTAATTAATCTAACAGCAAAATACGGAATGGGAAATGAACCAAGCAAAGAATGGTGTGATGAAAATATTGCACCCTATATCAATTACTAGGAGGGAAAATATGTATGGAAAAATTATAGATGATAAAATAAAGTTAGGTCTTCCTCATACGGGAGTTCTAGCAGACGGAAGACAGGTGAGTGGGTATAACTTACTACCACAGGAAAACCTATTAGCAGAAGGTTGGCGAGTAGTCCAAGAGGTCAAACCTGAATATGATACTACAACTCAAATGCTAAAGGAATCTACTAGAGAGATAGTAGATGGTGAGATAGTGATAACATATATAGCAATAGAAAGACCAGTAGAAGAATTTGAATTAGAACAAATCTAAATTTGTTCTTATGGAGGGAAATAAAGAAAAAGAGTTAAAAATAACTTTTGTTAACTTTACTTTTAGAGAATAGGAGGGAAAATATGTATTATGGAACTTTAGATAAAAGGGTTATTCCTTTAAAAATATATGCTATAACAAAGGCTCTATATGGCCATACACCTATAGAGTATCAAAAATCTATATTCTATCTTATATGGGGAACTGTAGCTGTAGAAACAAGATGTAGCACATATAAAGATAAAACAAGAGGCTATGCTGGTGAAGGACTTACTCAATTTGATAAGATACCTTTTTCAGACATAAAAAAAAGAACAAGCAGCAGCACAAGAAATACCATTGCAAGTAAATTTGCTATGGATTTAAAAAAATGGAAATGGGAAAATCTATCATTTAATGACAGTAAAGCTTTAATCATGAGTTTTTGTTTTTATAAGTTAGTACGAGAGAAGTTCCCAGCTCCTTATAGTGCTCAGGCTCATGCTAAATACTGGAAAAAGTACTATAACACAGTTTTAGGAAAAGGTACTACAGAGAAGTATGTAGCTGCTTTTAAAAAGTATTGCGATCCGGATATGTTTGAAAAATTAGAAAAGTGGGCTATATAGCCCCTTTTTTTTTAAGGAGTGAATAAAATGAAAGAATTAACTCAATATATAGAAGTATTGAAAAAAGAATATAAATCTGAAAATACTATAGTTAGTTATAGTAAAATCATTGAAAAATTCATGAAATTTATAGAAAAAAATATTTTTTTAGTTACTGAATACGACATAAATAATTATAAAGTTCATTTGAGCGAAAGGAAGCTAAAAGCTACAACTATTAATACCTATTTAATAGTTATCAGAGACTTTTTAAGCTTTTTTGATATCAAGGTTACTCCTAATTTAGTTTCTATTCAGAAAAAATTTATTTTAGACAATTTGATATCAGATAAGGAAATACAAAAGATAGTACGGAAAGCTCAACTAGAGGATGACTCTAGAACTGCTGCAATTGTGTATGGATGTTATTCTACTGGAATGAGAGTGTCAGAGTGTTTAGGAGTCCCTGAAAGTGCCTGGCTTGATTTTAAATCTAAGACTCTTGAAGTGCATGGGAAAGGCAACAAAAAAAGAAAGGTATTATACCCAGGAGGACTCAAAACATTAATTAGAAAGTATTATAAGAATAGAACAGGAAAAGGAAATGAGTTCTTTAAGGGAAAAAAAGGCAACATTGGACGCAGAACTGCTCTGGCTAATTTCAAAAAATATGGTGCTGATATCGGAATAGATAGAGAAAAACTCTATTTACATAACTTGAGACATAGATTTGCAGTTAATTTTTTAGAAAAGAATAGAGATGTATATGCTCTTTCAAAGATATTAGGACATACAAACCTAAAAACAGTAGAAATATATCTGATGAAGACGACAAATGAATATTTAGATGATATAGAGAGCATGATAACAAAAATTTAAGGGGATTTATTCCTCTTTTTTAATGAAAAAATAAATATTATGTATTATTAAAGTTGTGACTTGCGACACATAAAATAGAAATTTAAATAAATAGAGGGTTGAAATAATAATTAAATCTCTTGAAAGCTAATAAAACCAATGGAAAATGATAGAAACATAAATAGAACATAAGTTACTACTATTATGTATTATATAACTGGGTATTTCGATAGTTCTGTTTGGTGACGATTTAACCATAAAAATTGGATCACACAACTATTGATAAATAATATTAGTAGGTTTAATAAAATTAATATCTGGAGAGTGGTTGGAAATAACAACAGAATATAAAAATGAATAACTCTATTTCTGTATAATGGTGTGATTTTTACGATGATTTTTTGTGACGAAATATTTTGTGAGATGTGGTTAAAAATAGATTTTGAGAGAGACCCATCCGGAGTAGTGAGGCAATATTTTTTTACAGATGAGATCCATCCATAATCATATATTAAAAAACGAATGTTCCATAATACTTATTTTGTAACATTCATAAATGAGCCTAATAAAATCAAGGCTTGAGAGTGACACTTTTTCATGTGTTCAAATAATTAGTATGATTTGAAGTTTTGTTTGCGATTTTTATTGAAATCTGTTTGCGATTTTTATCATTTTTAGTGGGATTTATAAAAAAGTTGACAACGTACCGTTATTGGAGGTATACTTTTATCGAAAGGCAATATTAGTCTTTTCGAAGGAGGGATGAAAATAGAAAGCAGAGATCTGAAAGTAACCTTTAGTAAATCTGGAGCAGGAAATTTTACTCCTAAGACAACATTACCTAAGAAGTGGTGTGATAAATTGAATATAACGAAAGATGAAAGAGATATAATAATTATATTTGATGAAGAGAATGAACAGATGGTGATAAAAAAAGTTAAATAAGAATTGATATTAAAAAAGAGACTCCTAGTAAAGTCTCTTAAAGGGGAGGGAAGTATTGAACAATAAAATTTTACTACAGAAAAACTTAGAAATTTTAGCTGAAACAGGTGTATTTAAGGAGGTATCGTATTCCTCAGAAACCGAGACTACTATTGTTGTTTCGGAAGGAAAGATTATAAAAAGAGAAGGGAATATCGTTATTCAAAATGAAAACGGGAATAAAATAGAAATTCCTGAAGATGGTCTGAAAGAGATCGTGGTCTTGGAAGAAAGAAAGATAGTTGATATTAGAGGGATAAAAGATAACTCTAAAATTTCCACTGTTTTCTTTTTCAAAGAAAATGGTTTTGAATCTTATCTTGAGAGATTAAGACAAACCAAATTGGTAAGAAACGAAGATTAAATAAAAAAGAGACTCCTGGAAGAGTCTCTAAATAGCTAGTAAGATATGCTTACCAACAACCAATATAAGTATAGCATATCTTATCAGCTAAATCAAAAGGAGGCGGTTGATAGTATGAATATGACTCAAGAAGAAAACGGACAATGGAAATGTATTATAAAAGATTTAAATATAACTTTTTATACTGAGGAGCATGAGCAAGCAGTGAGGATCGCATGGGGACTTGGAATGGTAAAGGATAAATTGAACTAAGGAGGGGAAAATGAGAAAGATAGCAGTTATAAATCAAAAAGGCGGAGATGGAAAGACCACTACTTCTAGAAATATATCAGAAATTTTATCCATGAAAGGGAATAAGGTGTTGGTAATCGACATGGACCCTCAAGGGAATCTTACTACTAGCTATGGGATAGCCAAGAAAGAAGTTAAAACTCTGCTGCATGTATTTAATAAAGAAGTAGATATAAATGAAATAGTAATAAAGAAGAGTGATAAACTCCATGTTATCCCAAACAATATAAAGATGTCTAGAGCAGGAATGAGATTTGCAGGGCATCCCAACTGGGCCAAACTACTAAAGAGAGCAATGAGAGATCTAGAAGAGAGATATGATTTTGTAATAATGGATTGTCCTCCTTCTTTAGACTTCTTTGCATATAATGCACTAAATGCCGGGAATGAGATTGTAGTAACTCTCCAGGCAGAGGAATCATCTCTGGAAGGAATAGTAGATCTAATGGATACAGTAGAAGAGATCAGAGAAGATAATGAGGAATTAAAGTTTACTGGAGTAGTAATTACACAATATAAAGGTAATACAAAGCTACATAGTGGATTTAAAGAACAATTAAATAATTACTTTTCAGACACTATGTTTGATACAGTAATCAGGGAAAATATAAAAGTAGCAGAAGCTAATCAAGCTCATAAATGTGTTGTAGAGTATTCACCAAACTCTAATGGAGCTAAAGATTATCTCTCTCTTACAGATGAAATTATAGCAAGGGGATAGGTATGGAAAAGATAATAATCTACCAAAGAGATTTCTTTGGTGGGCTCAGTAAGGTAGAAGAACATAATAAAAACTGGACCACTGAAGTCATGAGTGATATGGCAGGAATCATAGAAGATGTATTTGTAAATTGTGAAGCAGCTAAAGAACACAGAGATTCTTTTTATCCTGATGGTGAGGTGCTATAGGATAAGGAGACTGAGCTATATTTAATAATCAAGGAGGGTAATATGGGATTAGATCTTAAGGAAAATCCATTAACTGGGAGAGGAAAAGAGTTTGCACCTTCTCCAAAAATAATTAAAAGTACAATTGAAAAATATGGAGAATTAAAAAATATAAATCATAAGTTGTTTAAAAAGATAGATCTGCATGATAGGGAATTTATAAATAGACTAGACTCAAAGGAAGATGTAATGAGTGCTGAAGGGTTTGAAGGTCTGATAGAGTCTATTAAAGCAGTAGGATTACTTAACCCTATCTATCTACTTGAAAAAGAAGGTGGATATAGGATTATCTCAGGATGGAGAAGATCTCTCGCACTATCTCAAATTTTTGCAAAGGATGAATCAAGAATATTTAGGGAAAAAGTTATTATACTAGATGGAGATACACCTATGGATCTACTAGAAAAGATATCTATAGATGAAAATATAAAAAGAAAGGACCTTTCTATACTGGAACTCTCATATAAATTTAATAGATTTGCAAAAAAAGAAGGAATAACTGTAGATGATTGTCTTAAACTATTTACGATAGGAAAAACACAATTTCATGCTATAAAAAAAGCTATAGACTTTCAACCTGAAATAAAAGAAATTTTGGAAGAGGTTGGAGCTATAAAAGCTGATTTATTAAATAAGATCTATGAATTTCATATGGAAATCTACAAAGATACTCCAGGGTATGATCTAAGTAAAGTTATAGAAGAATATAAAGATCTTCCACGTGGAGAGCTAAAAGAGATTCTCCATGAGGCTAAAGTTATGAATAATGCAAAGAAACAAGCTAAAACTTATAGTGTTAAAAGAAATAAGAAAAAGCTGAATATAACAATAAATAGAACTCTGGAAGATGATGATTATAAAAAATTAATGGAATTTATAGAAATATTATGTAAATAAGTTGTCGGAAATAATCACTATTACATACCAACAAAAGACTTAGATCCTTTCATTAATAGGGATTTAAGTGGTATGTGTATACTGTGGTAAATAAAGTCTTGATTTCACGTCGGAAATAATCACTATTACGTCGGAAATAATCACTATTACGTCGGAAATAATAATCATTACATCGGAGATAATCACTATTACGTCGGAAATAATCACTATTACATTTTGTAGCCTTAGAAAATAAAAGGATTGAAGACTACGTAAACTTAAAAAGGTTTTAAACTCTAAAACTTAAAAAGAAAAAAGGAGATCAAAATGAAATTAACATTATATAAACCAAGTGTAGCTATTACTACAAATATGAAATTAACAGCAATAGAATTAGATATAGTTGATCATATAATGAAAAAAACATTTGATCAGATAAAAGAAGAATCTAATCCTGTGATAGATCTGGAAGTATCTGAGATATCACGTTTAACAAATAAAGCTATATCCACAAAAAAAGAATTAATAGAACTAACAAATAAATTATATGAAAATGAATACAGCTATAATATATTAGGAAAAGATAAAAGTGTAAAAGCATATGTAAAAAGTAGATTTATATCAGATTTAATAATATATCCAGAAGAAGCAAAAATAGGAGTGGTCCTAGGAGGATTACTCCTGGATAAAATAAATAACATGGTAGAAGGTCTAAGACTTCAAGAAAAAGATATACATATGACAAACCTCCAAGAAAAAAAGGAGATAAAAAAGAAACTAGATAATCTTAAATTGTTTTATTCTAAAATAGATACCTCCAAATATAAGGATATAAAATTTTATCCAAGCAGAGTAATCTATCAGCTTTTAGAAGATTATAAAATGAGCGAAATCCCTGTGATGGACATAGAAAATTTTAGAAGTATCACCAATACAGTAAATAAATATCAGAGTGGATTTAAAGCAAAGGTGCTAGATAAGATAAAAGAAGATCTGATTACCACTGATAAAATAATAGATTTTGAAATTATAAGAAAAAATAGGAAAATTTCAAAGATAAAGATATTAAAAGGACAAAAGAATATATCTAAGAGAGAAGAGAGAAAAGAGATTATAAATAGATATTTAAAAGCCTGTAATTATAAATATATAAAAGACCTGAATAAGCAGCATAGAAAAATATTAAATTTGATGCTAGAAAAGGCAAATTATAGAAAAATAAGGTAAATAAAAATGAGGGAAATTAAGCCCTCATTTTTTTATATATAAAGCAGTAATTACGTCTAAATCTAAATCTAGAAAATCTCTATCATGGGTAACAATTGTAAGTCCATTATTTCGACACATTTCTGCAAAATAGCTATCATTAAAATCAAAATAAGTTCCTGTCTGTAAAATATTATCAATGTTTATATGACTAAAATTATCATTTAATTGTACAGATTTATTTAAAATTTTAGATTTTATTACTTCAATTATACCATCAGATAACTCTATATATTCATCAGTATTTCTAAAATCTTTTTTATAATCATTGTATTTACTAGGATTTTCAGTATTTTTCAGTCTAAATTCAATCCGTGTATAAGTATTAAAAAATTCAGAAACAATTTGAGAACTCGTATAAATTTTAGATTTAGCTATGATAGCTTTTAGAAAAAAGTCATTATATTTTTCTCTAATATTAGGTCTAGAATTTGCTTGTGGGCAGAATAAATGCAACCATATGTTTGCATCGAAAAAAAACTTTTCATCTTTAGAAGGGTTATAAGAAGTAATGTTTTTTATCATTCCCCCAACTCCTTTTTAAGTACTTCTTCAACTTGTGAATCATCTAATTTTTGTTTAACCACTTTGATAACTTCTTTTATTAAAAAAAGATCAGCTTTTTCAAGGTTTTCAAGTTTTAATAGTTTATTTAATGTTTCTCCTGAAAATTTAGTATATAAATTTCCAATTGCATTGTTTAAAAATGCTGTAGTAATTAAATCTAATTCAGAAAAATCTAAATGTATAGATTCGTTTCTTTCAAATTTTTTAACAATCAGCTTAAATACAATATCTCCATCTTCTGGAGAGATTGCTAAATCACTTTTGATAATATCTTTTATTTTAAAGTTCATAATTTAGTCCTCCTAAAATATATTTTCTATAAGAGCATTCTCTATGAGTATACCATTTTTTTCTTCAAAGTCAGTTTTATATAATTTTTCATCATTTATTTTAAATACTAAATTTACTATAGTACCTAAAAATTCTCCTTCAAATGAACTTATTGTAATTGTTTCATCTGAATTCTCATAGAATCCATTAGAAGAGATAATCTGTATTGATCCATGGTTTTTAGATAAGAAATCTATAAGAAATGGTAAACCTAATCCCCCTGCTTGATTATCTGCTTTAGTTGTGTTTCCATTTTTCGTTGCCCAGTTTATAGATTCACTAGCGGTAATATCATATGAGTTTAATTTTCTCATAACATTCTCTTTTATTGTGGTTCCTAAATTAACTATTGTAAAATATACACTTTTTTCAGAAGGAAAATATTGACCACAAGTATATATATTATCACAATTTCCGTGTAATCTAGAATTTTGAAATAATTCTTCGATAGCACGTCTAAATTCTTTTTCGAATTCATTCGACATTTTTACTTTTAAAGAGGGAACCATTTCATATCTTAAATATTTTTGAAAATTATTTTTTTCTTTAGGGTTAAATTCTTTATATTTTATAGTTGTATGATATGTATCATCAATTGCATCTATTTTAAATTTTTTAGAAAAATGATTTTTTTTAAAGATTTTATTTATACTTTCAGTAATATTTCTAAAAACAATTTTATTTTTATTTACTTTAACACTATCATAACAAATAGCTCCTAAAACTGCTGTCAGGTTAGCTCTTAACCACCTAGTTTTTTTGAAATCTAAAACAACTTTTGATGATTCTATTTTATTTAATTTTGTGATCATAGTTATGAAAAAATCATAACTTTCATATGTATTTCCTAATTGTTCAGGAATTTCAATAATGACTTCTTCCATTTTCCCTCCAGAATTCTTTATTTTAGGTTATCTATCGCATATTGAGCTTCTTCTCTAGTGAAGTTCTCACCGTGTGTAGAGATTAATTGATTGTAAATAGCTGAATTAGACATATCCATTGTATCTGCATATGTTTCAGCTTTTTTTAATGCATTCTGTTTCCAATTAAAACTAATGTTTTCCATTGCATATTCAGCGGCTTCTGCTGGAAAGTTCTCACCGTATTCAGAAACTAATTGATTATAAATACCAATTTTAGACATATTCATTGTCTTTGCATATGTTTTAGCTTTTTTTAATGCTGATCTATATTCTCTAGGAATGTTACTGGATACTGTCCCGCTAGATGCCGTTTGGTTGCTTGAAGAACTTTGTTCATTATCATCTGCTGCTCCGCCTAGGATAGAAATAAGTATAAGTATTATAAATCCACTTAAAAACTTATGTCTCATAAAAAAACCACGTTGATCTTTTCCACAATGAACACATTTTTTAACCCCTTTAGCGATATCTTTGTTACAAGCTTTACATTTTGTCATTTTTCTCCTCCTAAAGTTAATATTAATTTGTTAATTCCTATACACTTAGTTACATTCTGTTTTTATCTATTTTTTCAGTTAATATTATTTTTTTCATTTATTTACTCCTTTTTTAGTCTAAAAAATATTGACATGAACATCCAAAATTCTTTGGAATTTGAGGTATAGAGTTAATTTTTTCTTTAGGAAAAAATTGTTTGTCAGTCTTACAAATGGGACAAACTCCACCATGTATATAGCATATTTCTATTCCCTTACTAAGCTCTAAAACTTTTTTAAGATTACATAAACTTTCTTCATTATAAGCTTTATCCCAATAGTATTGAAAGTACAGTTCTACTTTAAAAAAATCTGTATCACTATTTTTATTTATTGAAGCCATTTCTTTCAGATCTGTCTTTAACAGTCTATCTATTTCATTGCATTTAAAAGATTCTTTACTATCATTTAAAAAATTATTAAGTTGATCATAATTAATTCTATGCCCCAATAAACGTTGCTCTGTTAAAACCATAAATATATTTTTTAAGGTTTTGATGTAATCTACAGAATTATTTAAATCATCAAATTTAAAACTAGAAATTTGATCTACAATAAATCTATATTTTTTATCATTCCAAACACTTTTTATTTCCATAACTCTCCCCCCATTTAACTGTTTTATAAATTATTTAATGTTTTAATGACTTTACCACAAATTGTAAAATCATCGCTCTCTGTTACTATTATAGGCTGATAAGACGGATTATCCGAATATAAAAGGATAAAATTATCTTTTCTAAAATATCTCTTTACGAAAGCTTCCTCATTAACCAGAAAGACCCCTATATCTCCATCATGAAGTTCTTCATCCTTTCTTATGAGGATAACTGCAGAATCGGATATAGTGGGGTTCATGGAGCAACCTTTGACATGAATTCCTACGCAATCGTTGCAGTTTGAGATATCTAACGATAGATAACCTGTAGGTTCTGCGTTTGGTGTATAACCTATGCCAGCAGAAACAGAATCAAAAACAGGAACTTTAGATTCTTCCGTGGATTCCATAAGTTCTATTTGGCTCTGTAATCTCTCTTCAAGTATCGGAGTAGTATAAAATTTAACTTCATCATCTGAAAAAAATCCTAATTGATTAAGAATATCTATTTTATTTATTTTTAATGCTTCACTAAGTTTTAAAATAACTTCTAGGGAAGCTGGTCTTACTTCTTTTTCTATTTTAGCAATAAAGGAAGCACTTACTCCACTTTTTCTAGCTAGTCTTTCTCTACTATAACCTAAAGCTTCTCTTTTTTCTCTTAAAATTTTACTAATCATAGCCCCTCCTTGTTAAAGTAATTTTACCATCATTTGACACAGTTGTGACAAAAACAGAATAAAAAAAGTTGGCACAGTAGGGGCTTAGATGTTATACTTAATTTAGTACAGTAGGGGGTGAAAAAATTGAAATCAATTAAAAACGAGATTAGGAAAAAATTATTAGATAAAAATAAAACAATGAAATGGTTGGCTAAAGAAATGAATGTTTCGATTAGAACATTTTATAGAAAAATAGAAAGAAATGATATTGATTTTATTTGTAAAATTAATGATGTTTTAAATGAAATGCCAAATTACAAACACAAAAGTGAGGTAAATTGATGATTAGGATAGAATCGTTAGTAGAAACTAGAACCATAAAAGGTAAAAAGAAAAAGATCATCCAAGGGAAGAAGATCCGAGAGGCTGTGAGGGTCGCCAAGGGGAAATAAACTCTGAACTGATGGCCTCGGAAGCTCTCCCCAAGAATTTTAAGGGGCTATCAGATGAGAGTTTATTTCTCAGACTACTATAAGGAGATGTAAAGTATGGAAATAAGAACTATATACGCAGCTCATACGATGCCAATCGATGAAGCAATTAAATTTTTGGAAGAAAAAAAGCAGGGTAAAGAAGAAAAAAAGATTGTAAAGGGTACTAAAGAAATTCCATTACTTATAATTAAGGGTTGTTAATAATAAATAGGAGGTAGATATGGGAAGAGACACAAGTGTGCTAGGAGAAGCACTAGGGGTAACGATGGAAAGTACATCTATAATAATGAACTTTCGGGAAAGAATGGGTATGGCGGAAGTAATAGATGGGTTAGACGATCAAAGACAGGACGAATTTGTAAAGAGAATCTTAAAACATTTTAGTAAATTAGAGAAATTTGCAAAAATATTTAAGGATGAAGAGTTTTCAGAATTTGTAAGAAAAGAAAAGGCATATTTTAGAAAGAATATCGACGAACAAGCTTATTATGAGACTCTGGATGACGAATTGAGAGATGGGACAATAAAGTACTCAGTAGTAGCACTAGAAAAGCAGAGAACGCAAAATAGTAGGTATGACAGAAAGATGATATTAGATGGAAAGATAAGTAGTTTGAAAAAAGAAAAAAGAAAAAGGAGCCCAGCAACGAACTGAACTCCAATTTAAAACTTTGTAAAAATTAATTAAGTAAATTATAACCGATTAGAGATGATTTGTAAAGAATAAGAGAGCTCTACCAGAGGGTAGTAGCAAAAGGCTCTTATAAGAAAAACATACATCAAAAAACTAATGTGGTTTGAATCGACTGGAGGGCACGGAAAGATTATATTTTTTTGCCTCCCAACATCAAAAAACTAATACAGAAGTATATAGTGAGGATTTATATTAGGGTATTATAGGACTCTCTGTTTTCTTTGGAGGTCTTTTTACGGGGGGAATTACGAGTTGGATTATAATACGATAGTTTTTTTAGAGTCTCTTTTCGAGGACTGTAACAATCTTATAGAAATTAGGGAGATTGGGGAACATAATAATAATTATTTCTATGAGTCTGTAGAAGATCTAGTGGAAAATTATGAAATCTCTATGGACAGGCATGTCTATTTTGGTGTTTCTTCTAGGGGAACTAAGAAGAATGGTAGAGGGAAGATCTCTGGTGGAAATGATAACTGTGTAGATACCAAGGCACTATGGTTTGATTTTGATGATCTAAGTCTAGAGGAAGTCCAAAAGAGACTGGAAGCAGTAGGAAATCCTACTTTTCTCATAGGATCAGGGAATGGGTATCATGCATACTACCTACTGGATGAAAGAGAAAAGACAGAGGATGTTATCCCAGCTCTAAAAATATTGACTAAAAAATTAGGAGCAGACAGCAAGGTAGCGAGTCACTCAAAAATAATGAGGTTACCGGGATCGATAAATAAAAAAAATGATACCTGGTGCGACATAATCAAAATGAATGTATTTTCAGGAAAAGAATATACTCTGGAATATTTTAAAGATCTAGTGGCAGAGGAACTGGCAGATTTTAGAGAAAAGAAAAATAAAAAATCTGAGAATTTTGGAGAGTTATCCAGGATAGCAGAGAACAGCAAGAGTTATTGTATAGGAAAGATGCTCTATGGGGTAGAAAAAGGAGATAGACATCTAGCAATACTCAGGCTTACAAAATATTTTCAAACAGTTTTGAAAATGGATAAGGAGAGGTCTATAGATCTAATCCTAGGTTGGAATCTAAGAAATAAACCTATGGAGACGAAAAGTGACTTAATATATCAATTTAACCATGTATGGGAAAGGGAATATAAATTTTTGGGATGTGGAATGCCTGGAATAGAAAAATTTTGTAAAAAAGATAGGTGCAGTAAAAAGCCCATGGAAAGGGTAGCAATAGAAAATGTAGATATTTACTACAGTAACAGGACATTTATAGATTATAAAAAGATTAGCGGTAACGAACTGATAATACTTGGGACACTCCAAATGTTTCCGGAGGGATTAACTTTTGCAGAATTAAAAGTAAAAGTAACTACATTAAAGAGCAAAAAGACATTTCTTACAGATACTACAAGGAGAAAGGTCCTCAAGAGTCTAGTTACTAAAAAGCTAATTAAAGAGATCACAGGCAGGGAAAATGTCTATGAATATATAAAAAAAGGGAACTATAATGGTGGTTATGTAAAAATAAGCCCATCATTATTAAAACTGGCACTATTAAAGCAGATATCACAGGCAGAATATAAATTACTGTTACTCTTAAAAAAATATAGTAGGAAGGAAAATGAAAATAATATAGTGTTTCCTACGGAGGTTACTCTGTCTAAAGAGCTAGGAGTGACCCAATCTGCTGTATCTCACGTGGTGAGTGCACTTGAAGAAAAGCAATGTATAGAGAAAATTTATTACATCAAAAGAGGGTACGATCATCTGAAATACAGGATTTTATTGTAGGGGGCTATGATGAAAAAAGAGTATGGTAAAAGGTTAGTAGTATGTGGAAATAATAATGCAGATCTGGATAAAAAAATAATAGAAATTCAGAAAAATGAAGAGATAATAGAAACAGATTTTGATGACATATTTGGACTAAAGGTAGTAGTGTTTTATTGCAAATAGGGGGATAAATTATGGCAATTAAAAATATGGCTAAAGATATAGTAACTCCATTTATAGAAAGACTCTATAGTGGGATGATCTCTGTAAAAGAAGTATGTAAAATAACTGGGGTAAGTCAGCCAGTTGTTTTTAACTATTTAGACAATCATAGATGCAAAGAGAAGAAAAAAAAATTATTAAAAGCTCTTAGGAGAACCAGTGTGGCAAAAAATATAAGAAATTTTAGAATAGAACCTAAATTATATATAAGTCATAGAGTGGAATTTGAACTTTTAAATTTTGAAGGGAGAATAAATCTAAAAATTGATGATACGGATAATGGTCAAGTAATTTATGTAAATGTAGCTTAGGAGGAAAAATGAGAGAGAAAAAATTAATTACACATAGAGAGATAATTCAAATGTCAACAGAGATATTAGTAGAAGGTCTGAGAAAGCATGATCAGGGAGATGTAGAACCTCCATTCACAAACAGGCAAGTAAAGCAGATGAAAACTGAACTGAAGAGAAGAAGGAAGTAGTAACTTTATTTGTTTAGGAGGTATAGTTATGAAGGACAAAAATAAGAATTGGAGCACAGGACTCCCTAATTTCGGTATAAAGGAAATAGGTATCTTGCAACAAAGTAAAAAATGGGATATGGATATTAGTTTTGAAGAACTTATAAAACACAATCCTACATGCAAAATAGAAGGAGAATATGATTCACATTGGTCTGATGATGGATTTGGTGGGATGTGCTTATATATGCAGCATCCTTTAAATGATACATGCAGTTCTATCATAACAATTTCAAAGGATGGATTTTGTTATGACGGAGATGGTGGAAGTACTAAGGAATTTATAAACACTGAGGAAGCAATTAAAAAGATGCACGACTTTAGAGCCAAGAAAATGAAAGAACAGAATTAACAAAAGTTGTTTATAGAACGAGGAGGAGATTTTTATGAATCGTCATCAAATTTTCACTCAAGAAAAATACAATGAAGTACCAATGGTAAGCAAAGCGATAGTAAATGATTATATTAGTGAGTGTCGTGCAAACGGACTCACTAAAGCTACTGTCTCGGAATATACAAGTTTATTAAAATATAGTGAGATGTTGATACATGATTATCTTGAAAATAAGAGCTTACTAGAACTTACACGTTCGGATTTTAGAGATCTATCACTGGTATTGCAATATGACTACGAGTTAAGTCATAGCAGAATAAACTCTATATTGAGTGCATTAACTAACTGCATGAACTATATAGAAGACTGTGAAGACAAATGGGAAGATTATAATAAGAATCCAATGAGGAAAATCAAACGTCTTGCTAAAAAACCAATCAAAGAAAAAATTTTTATCAATAGACTGGAAGTAAAAAAAATTATTAATCATTTTGTGGCTAACTGGATGTTACAAGATGCAGTTTTAGTAAGCTTGGCTTATGATAGTGGGGCTCGAATTTCTGAACTGGCACAAGTGAAAAAAACGGGTATTTTAGAGGGTAATCTGACAAATGTAGTGATATTAAAAGGGCAAAAACAAGGAGCTCCTTTAATGTTCATGAATGACACTAAGAGATTAATTGAAAAATGGCTTGAACTTAGAAATGATGATGATATAGAAAATTTGTTTATTTATCCTGATTTCCCTACTAAAAGTAACAGCTACTTGAAAAGAGAGGTGACCGCTAAGACTTTGGCAGCTCGAATAGTAAAGGCTGGGGAGACTCTACATAAACATATTTCGCCTCATGTATTTCGTAGGAGCAGAGCGGAGACTTTGAAACAGGGGGAAGATGAAAGGTTTAATTATAGGAAATTTTCTACTAAGGAGATACAAACATTGCTGAGACATAAGAATATCAGTACGACAGAAATTTATCTGAAAGATAACTCATCAGAGATAATGCAAAATATAGTGAATTTAATTAATTAATTTTGAGAAGGATGACACCCCATCAGATAAAATTATTATTTGTTTGGGTAGAGGAGGAATAAAAAATGTTGAATTTTGAAAATAAAAATCAATTTAAAAAGTATATAAATAATCTTAAAAGTGAAAAAGAAATGTATTGGCATAGTAAGAATAGAATTAATAGAGAAGAAAGGGTGAAAACTAATATAGAAGATTTTGCCTTTGAAGTTAATGGGTATTCATTTAGATTAAGAGGTGTAAAATACAATAAACCAAAGCAAAGCAGTTTATATTTGTATAATGAAAAAAGTAAAATACAATACAATTTGGGAAGTATAGAAAAGGTTTGGGATAGTATATTACAAGCTATACATTTTGACAAGTTAGACAAAGAAGAAGAAAAGAGAGAAAAAATAAAAAAAATAGGGTTTATATGCGGGGAAATAGAAGGAATTGAGTTTGAAAAAACATACTTGAAACTAGATAAAGGTACAGATAGATCTCAACATTATTTAATATTAAATGAATCGGATGTAATTTGGATTTTTGCTAAAAAAAGAAATGGATATAAACAAGTTTCAGAAGATGATTTGTTGAAAAGTCATAATGGTTTAAGTAATGTAGCTAGAGAACATTTTTTAAGAATAAAAGAAGATATTAAAGAATTTAAAATAGCAAGTATGGATTAATATTAAAAAACACAAGATAGAAACAAATAAGAATTTGTTTATATAAAAGGTGGTAAAAATGAATTGTAGGTTACTTTGTAAATATTATGAAAAAAAGATAATTAAAAATAAAAAAATAGAATTTTGTAATAAAATTTCTAGAGAATTAATTTTAGATGATATTGTTTCTGATTATGATTGTGAGTATTATTTTAGAAAATTGAAAAAAGTTGAACATCTAGAAAAAAATAAATATTTAATCGATGGCGAAAAAGTTGAATTAGTAAGTGCATTTGATAGTGAAGATTGTGAAGGGTGTTGTTTCCTCGGTGATTCAGATGTTTTTTGTTCAAAATGTAGTGCTAAACATATTTGTATTTTTAAAAAAGTGGAGGGAATATGATTGAAAAGATAATAATTTTTACAATTGTAGCAATTGTAGTATTTGGAGATGAATTTAGAATAAAAGAACAAGAAAAACTTATTAAAGAGCAATCAAAGGTAGTGAATGAATCAAAGGATTACATTGATGACCAATCAAAAGCATTGATTGCATCAGATAAGCATAATAAAAAACAAAAGGTTTTAATAAAACTAAAAGAACTTGAAATTGAAGTTTTAAAAGAACAAAAAGAAGTTTTAAAAAATGAAGTTCATTTAATGAGAAGGGATAGAAACTAAATTTTGATAAAGGAGATAAAGTATGAAAGAGATATTAGTAAGGGGAGACAAAAAAGAACTATATGATGAAATATTGAGTAATTATTGTATAGGAGATTATGAAGATGTCTTAAAATATAATATTGTCTATTCGGAAGATGGAGTGAATATGATTCCAGTTTGTGCCAAAGAATATATGGATAAATTTACTAAAGAATCAGGGAATCATAGAGTTTATGATATTAAAGAAAAAAATGGATAAATTTATATTTAATGAATGCAGAGGGAAAATTAAAACCCTAAATAAATTTAAAAAATATATAGAAGAAAAAGAATTTATGAATAGATTAGGTATAGAAAATTATATAGATGATGATTTAAAAAGATTAAAAAAATTAAAAAAGAGGGTAAAAAACAGACTGAAAGAGGAATAGAGGAGCTAATCTTATGAATGCGATGCACTGTCCAGTATGTGATTCTAAAACAAAAGTATATGGAACTAGAGAACTGCATGATGGGAGCTGGCAAAGATATCATAAGTGTAAGCAGTGTGGCAGGAAATTCACATCACGTGCAGTGATAAAAGAAAGGATAATTAAACAGATAAAAGCAGTTTTAATCTAATTTTTTAAAAAAGTGTCTACCATTAGACACTTTTTTTTTTTACCTATGTGAGAAATCAAAAAAAAATGCTTTAATTATAGTAGAAAACAAAAGTTCGGCGGTCGGACTTTTAATTTTAAAAAAAAGGAGGGAGGGAATGTTATTCGGATGGAAAAAAAAAGCAATGGAATTGGAAAAGAAAGTAAAGGTTATAGCTAAACAATCGGAAGAAAAAGTAAAAGACATGGAAAAACAGTTGGAAGAAAACGGGGTTGTAATAAACAAACTTGAAGATGAAAGAAATAAGATCCAGAGAAAATTAGGACATTACAGAGGAATTGGGAAAAGAAAAAGGCCAAGATATACAAGGGTGAAGTAGATGGAAACTAGGGTAACAGATCTTGAAAAAATAGTAGTACGACTAGAAGAAAAGACAACAAAAAATGCAAAAGAAATAGTTGTATTAAAAGAAAAAGCAGCAAAAGATTCAGAGGAACGGGCTGTACTGAAAGAAAGGATAGGAAATATTATCCAATCTCAAAAAGAAACAAAAAATATATTATTTGGAGTACTAGGATCTGTAGGAATGGTATTAGTCATCCAGATAATGCAAATAAGTCTAAAGGGGTGAAAAAGTAGATGAACGAAATAATTTTAAGCATAGGAGTAATAGCGATCGTATTTTTAAGTTTAGCTTACTTACACGGGTGGAAGAACCTAGGGGAAGCTGTAAAAGAAACAATGTGGATAGTTGAATTGGAAAAAGGAGGAGGGAAAGGTAGGGAGAAATTTGAAGATTTATTAAAAAAATTAAATGCACCATGGTATCTAAAGGTTTTACCTCCAATTCTCGATGTTGGGGTTAAATATTTTGTCACAAAAAATCTAAAAGATGTAAATAAATTAAATGTGGTTGCAGATCAAATAAGTAAATATGCAATAGGAAATTTTAGCAAAGTAGTGGGCGATGATAAAATCAAAATTATAGGGGAAGAATTGACTAAAAATATAGAGGATAAGGGAAGAATAGGAGCTTTTGCAGAATATTGAACCAATTTTAAAGGAGATCAAGATGCAAAGGCAGGGGTCTATTTCCAATATAAATTTTAATTTGGAGGTGGAAGGTGGAGAATTTAAATTTTACAGAAAGAGATAATATCTGGGCAAAGATAAAAAGACGTTACAGATTCCTATATAAAAGAGGATATATTCCAGGAAAGAATGTCAAATGGGAAGATTTTGCATTAAAAGAAGGTCCACATGGAAATCATGTAACAGATCTAAATGTATCAACAATCAAGATGAGAGTAGGTCGTGGTAAATGGGCTATAGGATTAGAGATAAGGACACAAGAAGATCAAGATGATTTAGAGCAGGTAATGAGTGGAGAAAAATTCAACTCTGAAAAACACTGTCTGATGGTGGATCAACTAGCATATGAATTTCATACTAAGTCAGCGGTGTATAAAGCGATGGGACTATCTAAAGGGAAATTTGATTACTGGGTAAAACAACATCAAGAATTTAAAGAAGCATATGAAGAGGGAAAAGATAGGCAGGAGGAGGAGTTATTCCAAGCTCAAAGAGAACGAGCACTAGGGTCTACGGTAACTGAAAGAGAAGAAAAAGAAGACGGAGTAGAAACAAAATATAAAGAAAAAGAATTAGCAGGAGATGTCAATGCACAGGAATTACTCTTTAAAAAAGTTAACCCTGAGCAGTACGATAAAAACTATGTAAAAAAAGATAATGAAGAGGACCAGACTGAAAAACTACTTGATATCTTGGGTGGGATGACCGAATGAAACTACTAGATTTTAACATTAAAGGGAAGTTTGGAAAAAGTTTGAGACTAGTAAGGGAAAAGCAGGGAGAGACAGCCTATAAGGCACTATATAGAATGGGGCTTATAAAAAATGCTAGAGAATCTTTTTGGTGGTATTGTCAATCTCGGGAACCGGATTTTTATACAGATGATAAAAAATATTTGAAGGAATACTGTGATACATTACAGGCATTTGCAGAGGATAGAATAGTCAAATGGGATGAAGATAGCGACGAATGGGAGATATTAACCCATGAAGAAATTCAAAACAAGGAAGAAAGACTAAAAATAAAAGCTCTGATCTGCTATGACCTAATGATAAATATGCCACCTCAACATGGAAAATCAAGGACACTCGTAAATTTTACTCAATGGATGTTAGGGAAGAATAATGAAGAGAGAATAATAACAGGGTCCTATGGAGACGATCCAGCTACAGACTTTGCTACATATACCAGAGACGGGATACAAGCTCAAAGAGATGTAGAAGATGTAGAAGGAATAGTGTTTCAAGATATTTTCCCTAAAACAAGGGTAAAAAAAGGAAGTGCAGCAGCTCAAAAGTGGGCTCTTGATGGTCAACATTTTAACTACCTAGGAGTAGGTCGTGGAGGAGCAGTTACCGGTAAAGGTGCTACATGGCTAATTGCTGATGACCTTATAAAAGATGCAGAGGAAGCACTGAATGCAAATATATTGGCTAAAACTTGGCGATGGTACACAATAACCTTTAAATCAAGGATAGCTGCTAAGGATGGAAATGTAAAATCTATACTCAATATGACAATGTGGAGTAAGCAAGACCCAGCCGGAAGAATATGGCATAACCCAGAATTAAAAAAAGATTGGTATAGACTAGCTTTTAAAGCATATGACAAGGAAAAAGATAAGATGCTATGTGAAAGGGTACTGTCCAAAAAGGCATATCTAAAGAAATATAAGGAAGCAGCAAGTGGAAGTAAGCTAGATCTAGCCATATTTCTTGCTAATTATCAACAAGAGATATTTGATACTGAAGGAGCATTGTATCAAAACTTTAAGACATATAAAGAACTGCCTAAGACTATAAGAAAAAGAAAGGCTTATGTGGATACCGCGGATACCGGGAAAGATTATCTATGTTCTTTAGTTTACGACGAGGATACCGGAGGAGAGTTTGCCTACCTTGTCGACGTGATCTATACCCAAAAACCTATGACGGTGACAGAGGAACTTGTGGCTGAACAATTTTGTAGATATCAGATAGATGAAGCCGATGTAGAAGGAAATAACGGTGGAAGTAACTTTGCTAGAGCTGTAGAAAAGATAATAAAAAAAGATTATGGATATAAATGTGTAATTGAAAGTTTTAGGCAGAGTAAGAACAAGGAAACAAGAATACACAGTAATGCATCAGCAGTGCAAAAATATCTATTATTTCCTGAAAATTGGGAAAACAAATTTCCGGAGTTTTATGAAGCTATGGCCACATACCAAGCTCAGGGGAAAAATGCACATGATGATGGTCCAGATACAGCTACCGGAGTAGTTGAAAAAATGGGATTTGGAAGTAAGGGTAGTATAGCTGAATTATTTATGAGGTGGAAAAAATGAGCAAAAAACAAAACAAAAGAAAAGAAAGATTTAAAAAAAATGCCTTAAATTATTCAGAAACTATCAAAGAACTTGGAACTAATAGTGATTTGAATGAGGCGTCTTTAAAAAAACTCTATAAAAAAAATGGTGTTATAAGAAATATAGTGGATAGTCCTGCTGAAGATGCAACTAGAGAAGGATTTGAAATCATAATTGAAGATGATAATGATGGGAAAATACAAGAATTACTATATATAGAATTAAAAAAGATAGATTTACAGGAGATAACTAAAAAAATGATGCAATATGATCATTTGGTCGGAGGTTCTATAGCTTATTTTAGAACTAAAGGAAGTAAGGAGAAAGAAGATGAAATGACTCTGGATAACATGACAAGTTTGGAAAAAATACAGGTATTTCCTAAGGATAAAGTAGTAAAAGTAGTAAAAGAAGAGGACCTTAAGTCTGAAGATTATGATGAAATAAAAAAAATAGAAGTAAAAACAAGCTCAGGGGAAGAGAGTATACACTCAAGTAGGATATATATATATTCACCTAGAAAATTTTTAGATGAAAATTTTGGGGATAGTATACTTGAAACAGTGTATGAGCCAATAAATTTACTTTATAATTTTTACTGGTCTGCAGGACAGGTAGCTTATGCAATGACTTTTAAAGTATTAAAATCTGCTGGAATTGATCTATCTGATCTGGAAGCCTGGAAGAAAATTCAAGCAATGATAGAGGAAGAACTCAATACTACAACTACAGCAGTTATAGGAAAAGAAGATAGCTTGGAACAACATGGAGCAGGGGGAAAAATCCCAGATCTGAAAGCTATGGGAGATGTGTTTTGGGAATATTTATCAGCGTGTAGTCGAATACCTGTAGCGATCCTAAAAGGAAACCAGATGGGGAAATTATCAGGAGCAGAATATGATGCTATTAATTACTTTAACAGAATCTCGGGATTACAAGAAACTGCTCTAAGACCTTTTCATGAGAGAGTAATAAGGATGAAACTAAAAGAATTGGGATACAAAGATAAAAGTTTTCAATTGATCTATAGCTCATTGTGGAAATTGGATGAAAAAACAGTAGCAGAAATAAGAAAGTTAAATACAGAATCAGATAAAAATGAAGCTACTACTGTACAAACGTTGATGCTATCGGGAGCAGTAACAGCTAAAGATCTAAAAGAAATAGCTTCTAAAATAATGGGAAGCAGTCTGAAGATGAACTCTAAAGAAAATAAAAGGTCAGAAATTAGTAAAAAAATAATTGAAAAGATAATAGGGAGCGGTTAAAAAAATGGTGACTAGTTATCCTGAACAGATTGAAAAAGATTTGGAAGATGAAGTAGCTATATTGATGCAAGAACAAACAGATATATTTAATGATATCTGGGAAGAAGTATTAAAAGAAAAACTAAAAAAAGGAATAAAAAAAAATTCTCAAGAAGACGATGATCTAGAAGAAGAGATAAAAAGCATCATAGAATTAACTAAAAATGAAGCAAGTATACTACTCATCGATGATGATATTAAAGATATAGTAGATGGAATAGCAAAACAAGTAAGAAATTATTGTGTTAACTATATCAATAAAAGTTCTAATGCTGTAACAGCGGTAGATATGTTTAAAAGTGACTATATAGATGGAAGAAAAATGAAATCATATACAACTAAATGTATTAAAGAAATAAAAAGTATGCCTAATTATTATTTCGATAAGGTTGAAACAATCATTTTTGATGGAATAAAAAAAGGACAATCAGTAGCAGAAATAGGGAAATTAATAGATAAAGCTAGTAATGAAGCAAGTAAATATTCTCGATTAATAGCAAGAAATAATATTGGTAATATTACTGGATTTGTAGAAGAATCACAGCTAACCGGAATGGGATTAACCAGGGGAATATGGAGAACTATGAAAGATGAGGATGTACGAGAAAGACATGAAAAAAATGAAGGAAAAGAATTTGACTTGAATGAGGGGATAGATGGTGAAAAACCAAAATCAGCTCAATTATGCAGGTGTGAAACAGAGATCAATAATGAAGATATCTTGAGTTTAGTGGCATAAATAGGGAGGTGTGGTGTGGCTAGAAAGGGTTATTTTGGAGCAACAATTAAAACAAATAGTATAAAAAAAAATGCAATCAAAGGTTTTTTAGATCTAGAATTAATAATCAGTAAGGAAGCAGTCATGGAATACTGGGACTTCAGTAACGATAAGATCGTTTTTGAGTATTTACCAGCTTCAGAACTTTTTACAGAAGAAACTATAAAGAGTGCTCAAATGGTTCCTGTGACAGATGATCATCCATGGGGGTTAGTGGATCAATATAACTATAAAGACTGTATGAAAGGAATAACAGGCAGTGACGTAAGGGAAGAAGATGGGTTTTTAGTAGTATCTGCAAGAATTTTTGATGAAGATCTGCAAGCTTATATTTTAGCAGGGAAAAAAGATGAATGTTCGATTGGGTATGAGTGTCTTGAAGATTGGATAGAAGGGGAATTTGAAGGTAAAAAATATGATTTGATACAAAGAGAGATCAGAATAAATCATATTGCTATGTGTAGAGATGGGAGGGGAGGAAGTGATTTAACAGCAAAATTCAATTCAAAAAATGATATAAAAAAAGAGGGAATAACTTATAAAACTAACAGTAAGGAGGGAAAGATGAAAGTTAAATTAAATGGAAAAGAAATTGAAGTATCGGAAGAGGTGGGAGCTGAGGTAGAGAAGCTAAACACAAGGGTTGTTGATATTGAGAAAGAGAAAAACACTGTAGATGGACAACTGGAAGCAGAAAAAATAAACAGTAAAAACTTACAGACTAAGGTAACAAATATGGAAGAGAAAATGAATGGCTATGAGGAAAAGGAGAAAGAAGCAAAATTTAATTCTCTAAAGGAGGAGGCAGCAGAAATTTTAGGAGAAGATGGTGTGGCTGAAAAGAAAAATGCCATAGATGTAATGGAAGCTGTGATACAGAAAGCAAATGCTGAGTATTCAGCAGAGGGAAAGGCTGAAGAAACTGTGAGAGCAACATATGAAGGTGTAGTAGCAGGACTCAAAGCAAATGGATGGGATACCGGAAGTATCAATTTTGGAGAGAAGAAAAATGAAAAAGAGGAAAAATTGAATAGTTGGGAGGGGATCAGATAATGAATGCAGCGATGAAGGGTAAGGTAGCATTTACAGGTAACAAAACGATAGAGGCATATGCTAGTGAAGGAGATGTGCTATTTGGAACAGGAGTAATGATAGGGACTGATCCAGAACAAATGGCAAAATGGAGTGGTGCTAATGACAAGATATTTAGAGGTATAGCACTATTTGACGAGAACGGGAAAGCACTATATGAAGATAAGGATATGGGACTGGTTATGGAAGTAGGAACTGTATGGGTAACTGCTGATGGGGATGTATCTGTAGGAGATCAAGCAGCCTGCTATCCTTCCGGGAACTTTGGTAAAAAAATAGCAGTAGCAGGAACAACAGGAACATATGCTACAAATATCCAAGGGGTATTTAAAACTGCTGGAACTGACGGTGAGCTAGTAGCACTGAAGATAGAAGGAATTACAAATACAACGATTATTCAAAAATAAGGGGGAACACAATGAAAGATATTTTAAAATATAATGGAAATTTTAGTTCGGAGCAGACAAAACACATAGAATCTGCAATTACAAGTCCTGAATTACAGGCTACCTTTAACGGTAGAAAAGTATATGCAACAGACTTTAGTGCAGATCCTGCAGATGAATTTGCAACATGGGATGTAATCAACGGGGACGGGCTCGTAAAAATCAGTAGAGCTGGATCTACAGAGATAGCATTATCAGAAACTGACGTAACACCAGTGGCTATACCTCTTGTGTATGTAGAGGGTGCATATAATATCACAAGAAATGAAACAAGAAAGATGAGTAAAACAGGGAAAAAATTGGATGCCGATAAATTATCTGTAATCGTGGTTAAAATGTCAGAAATGGAAGACAAACTTATCTTTGAAGGAGATGCAGGAACAGGAGTAAAGGGTCTGTTTGATGTAGAGGGAGTGCAAGAAGTAATCGTCGAAAATGGTGCATCAGCAAGTAAATTATGGTCTGATAAGACAGGACCGGAAATGATCAAAGATATCAAGGCAGCAAGAAATAAGGTAGATGACATTAACGGTCTAGAAGCAGATACTCTAGTAGTGTCAAGAGCTCAGTATGAAGAGATGGATAGTAGATTTTTAAATGACAAGAGTGAAAGAACTGTTCCTGAGTATCTAATCGAAGCAAAGGTCATCAAAAGAATAGCAATTATCAAAAAAGACATAGAGCCATATGTGGCTGACACAAGAGTCCAACATGCAAAGATCATGGGAGCTATTGACAGAAAGGCTCTGCCTACGGCAACTGATGCACTGCAAAATAAAACTACAGTAATTGAGCATAAGATAGCAGGATTAGCATTAAAGCAACCATTATCACATTGCATCATCAAAGGGGTGAAATAGGAATGCCAAAAATACACAATAAAACCAAAAATATAAAACATTATCCAAAGGTAATTCTGAAACCTGGAGTAAATATTTTGACTGATAAGGAATATGAGTTACTTAAAAAAGATTCATATTTTCAAAAGGAAATAGCAGAGAAAAAATTGAAGGTGGAGGAAATAGCAGATCCAATCAAAGAACTTTTATCAAAAAATATATCACAGATCAAAGAAGGTATTGAAAAGCTAAAGGATAAAGATCTCTTAAATAAAATATTGGAAGCAGAGAAATCAGGAGATAATAGAGTTGGCTGTATAAATGTAATCGAGGAAAGAATAAAACAGCTGGAGGGATAGGATATGGCTGTAATTGTAGATGATGAGAGTAAAATAAAGTTTAGAAATAAAGTGAGGATAATGGGGAATCATCTCAAAAAACTTACAGATGAACAGATAGACATGTATCTAGAAGATTCAGAGGAGGAACTGGAAATCTATATTCCAGTTTCATCTCAAGAAAGAGCTCTCAGAAATTTGGTATGTCATTTTGCGACACTAAACAAAAGAAGAGTTACTGAAGAAAAGATATCGGATATGCAGAAAAAATATGGGAACAGTAAATCTCTAAAGGATGGAGGGTTTGATTCCACTGAATATGGACAGGAGTATCTTAGAATTTCAGATAAATATAAACCAAAAAAAGTAGCAATAAGAATGGTGAGTAGAAAATGATAGATATAGATGATACTGGGATGTCAGATGAAATAATGAAGGAACTCTCGAACCTAGGGAAAATGACTGTAGAAGTAGGTGTCACAGGGGAAGCAGATTCTTTTACAAAGATGCTTGCAACAGTACATGAATTTGGGACCGAGATTCAGGTAACAAAAAAGATGAGAGGGTATCTAGGAGCTAATGGGATGCATCTAAAGAAAACTACAACTCATATAGTAATACCGGAAAGGTCTTATTTGAGAAGTAGTTTTGATGAAAATGCAGATTTTTTTGAAAAATATATAAAATTATTAGTTACCAAAATGATAGCAGGAGATATAAAGGCATATAATGTCCTTGAAAATTTTGGGATAGTGGCGGTAAAAAAAGTGAAAGACAAGATAAGAGCAGTGGATAGCCCTAAAAAGCATCCATTTACTCTATCAAAAAATCCAGGAAAAACTAATCCACTCATACAAACTGGTCGTTTTATAGGAAGTATATCAAGTGAGGTAAAAAGATGACATTTGAATTTGCAGATATGATTGAAGAAAATGGGATCACTGTAGGTTATGAAAACATAAATTCAGCCATAGTAAGAGGTAAATCAAGTAAGGTTAAGGAGATTGGAGAAGGACTGATGCTAGTCTATCCTGCAACTCCTGCAGAATTGAAGATGTATGCTGGGGGAGAATATATATCTGAAGCTTTTAATGTAAAGACACTAAAAGATGTGGAACTTGAAATAGGGGATAAAGTCCTGTATATGGAAAAAAAATATACTGTATTTTATGTGAAAAATTATAACCATATGGCTGATTTTTATGAGTATCTAATAAAAAAGGATGTTGGTAAAAATGGTTAATTTAGAAGAACTAGAGGACTTATTTTATGACAAGATATTTGAACTCTCTGGAATACAAGTCTTGTTAAGTAGGCATATAGGAAAACTTAAGAGTGAAGATCTAGAAGATACAAGGATCATGTATAAGATAGAAGATTATAAACCGCCATCTGAGGGGACTTATTTTAGAAAATATGATGCAGAGAAGGATTTGATCGTAAAAACTGAAAAGATGTCAACTACTCTGAAGATGTCACTAACCCTCTACAATCTAAATAATGATTTAGATGGTTCAAAGATATTAAATGAAATACATGATTTTTTTAGAGATCACTATAAACTCATGAAATACCTAAAGGAAAAAGGTAATCCTTTATTAGTTATAACGGATATTACAGGGATCCAGGATAGGACTTCTATTTTGAATCATGAATGGGAAGAGAGAAGAGGATTTGATGTATCTATAGATGTAGAAGAAGATTTGGTGAATGAAATAGGAATTATAGAAAAATTTAAAGGAATAAAGTTTGAAAGGGAGGAATAGATGGATCCAATTAAAGTAGTAATAGAAGACAGGACCAAAGCATTAAATCAGACAGATCTATCAACGATCTGTATATTTGATACAACTAAGGATATCACAGAGCAGATAGTGGAGAAGACAGATGGGATCAATGGTTTCGGAGCAGAGGATGCAGCATATAAGGAACTAGAAAAAATAATGGGGAATACTATTCAAAAAGTAGTGATCATTGGTGTAGATATGAGTGCAGAAGGTACTGTAGTAGCGGATGAACTCAATAAGATAGAAAGTGGATTTCTGTATATAGTATCAACTAGTAGAGATACAACAGAAATGAAGGCTATAAACGCATGGGCTGCTTCTAATATGAGAATATTTTTGGGAACTACAGCAAAGGATATCACTAAAGAAATAGCAGGAACATTATCTGATGATATGAACAGTGACTATGGTGCATTATTTGCACATCCGGGGGACAGTGAAGGAGTCGATGTGTGTTTTGCATCAGGAGCAGCGGGACTATGTGCACCAAAGGAGATAGGAAGCTATACCTGGGCAAACAAATCTCCAAATCTGATAGCAAAGAAGAAGTATGACAATATCACTGAAACGGCAATGCTTGCTAAAAATATAAATGTATTTACAGAGAGTTTGGGACGATATTTTGTAAGTGATGGAAAAACAACATCAGGAAGCTACATAGATATCACAGAAGGGAAATTATGGCTATATCATAAAACTCGTGAGGAACTAACACTATACATACTCAACAAAGATAAGGTTTCTTATGATGACAGTGGGATAAATGCCTTTGGAGGGAAGATAAGAAAAGTATGTGAAGCTGCTGTAAGTCAGGGAATAATCCAAGCTGATTATGAAATAGAGCTACCTCAGTTTGATGAAATATTAGAGGTTGATATAGTAAATAGAGAGCTACCTTATGTTTATGTAAACGCAGTAGTTTTGGGATCTGTACATAAAGCAAGTGTGAAGTATGCACTGGCACTAACCAAGGAGGGGTAGCAGATGAATTTTGATAGTAAAAAAGTAGTTATGGATGCAGAGGGAATACCTATAGTAGGATTTGGGAAAGATTCCAAAGTTGAAATAGAGTACAATTCGGATTTTGCAGAACTTGATATGGATGTAGACGGTGACTGGGGAACATTTATGGAAGGTAATGACAGATCAGCCACTATAAAACTCGTGTTAAAGGGAAATTCTCCTAGTAACATAGAGTTTGAACAGATGGCAAAAAATAAGAAAGAATTTGCATGGAATATGGCAAATCTAAACACTTTCGGAGCTAAAGTTTATTTTGCACCAAAGTGCAGAGTAAAAAAAATACCTACAAATAAATTAGGAAAAAAACATGAGGAAAGAACATGGGAGCTATTAACTCCAAGATTAGTTGAAAAATAAAGAGAATGGAGGAAGACAATATGAGTAATTTACCACCTAAAAAAGAGACTAAAAGAAAAATATTTACAATAGAGGTCGGAAAAGGAAAAAGGAAAAAGATTCTTACATTTGTGAATCCCGGTGCTAGATGGGTATTCAGACTGGAAGATGAAGCCACATCTGCTAATGGTGTATTAGATGTACAAAAATATGTAGGAGAAGTGCTATCTATTCATCAAGAACAGCATGAATTAGAAGAGTTTGTAGAGATCAATGGGAAACCTAGCTTTGAGACTAGTACAGGAAGGGTAGTAACTATCCTTGAACCAAGTGGAAAGCAGAGATTTGGATTTGAAAAACATGCAACTCAAAATGGAAAAATATCAAACGAGATGCTTGCTGAAAAAATTCTAGAACATACAGAGGAAAAATATAATTTAGATGACTTTGAAAGTGCAAAGGAAATGAAAGAAATAGTGAATTTCTATATCAAATTAGTCGACTACTCTGAGGCAGAGGAGTTGTATAACAAGTTTAATACATTTTGTTAGCCCCTCGTATATAGATGAAGATGGAGATCTGGATCTAAACATATATAAGAAAAAAGTAAAGGGGCTCAATGAAATTTATTGGGCTCTTGCTTTTAAACTCGGAGGGGTAGCAGAACTAGATACTTGGACCACTGACAAGATTATAGAGGCATATGCAGCTATGGAGATCTTTAATGAAAGGGAGGCGGAACAATGCAAGTAAGAAGCCTTACATTTGGAATAGGATTCAATACTAATATGTCTCCCTTGATCGGGGCAGATAGAAGAGTAGATGGATTTAAATCAAATGTAAAAAAATTAGGATTTACGATAGATAAAACTGATGGTAGTACAAAAAAGTTTGGTAAAAACTCAAGTAATGCTGTCACAAATAAAACAATAAATAAAGTAGGTAAATTTAATAATGAATTAAAAAAAACAAGTGGAATAACTAATGGATTAGGAAATAGTTTTGGAAGGTTAAAAACTATGGTAATAGGATTTTTAGGTATTAAAATAGCTAAAGATTCAATCATGGGAGGTAGTGATCTATCTGAAACCAGATCAAAGTTTCAAACAGTATTTGGTGATACGTCAGCTGATGCAGAAAAATGGGTGAATGAGATGTCAGACACATGGGGCCGCTCACGATTGGATCTGATGACTAATATGGCATCCTCTCAAGATTTATTAACAGGTTTTGGAATGGGAACTAAACAAGCAACTGAGTTTTCAAAAGTCATGACAGAGATCCCAACTCATATAGCTTCATTTGGAAATATAAGTGATAAAGATGCACTTGAAAATTTTAGAAAGGGGATCCTCGGATCACACGAAGCATTGGAGATGCTAGGGATAAAATTAAGGGATGACTCTTTAAATGTGAAAGCATTAGATATGGGATACAGTGGAAAATTCAGCACTTTATCTGAGATTGAAAAAATTAAAATAAGGTTAGCTCTAGCAACTGACCAAAGTAAAAATTCATTGAGAAAGGAAAATGGTGCTATTGGAGATGCGGCGATAACTGCAAAAGGATTCGCTAATCAGTTGAAACGACTTTGGGGTAATGTAAAGGATATTTCTTCTGGTTTTGGTTTATATTTCACTCCTGCATTAGCAGAAGCTATGATTCCTTTGAATAAATTTTTATCTACAATTAGAGATGATATGCCGAAATTAAAGCCTTATATGGATACATTTATCAATGGATTTAAATTTGTAATAAATATAATAAATAAGGTCAATCCTGCTGTCTGGAAATTAGGAATAACTGTTATAACTTTAACAACAATTTATACAAAATTAAATAGTGCTACCAAAGGTATAACTATTGTTTCAAAATTAGTAAAATTAACAAAAACTTTTTCTCCTATCATGAGAACAGCATTTGTAATTGGAGTTTTAGTGTTAGCTTTAAATGACCTTTGGGTTGGATTTCATGGTGGTAAGAGTGTCATATTTGAATCTATAAAAGCTTATCCAACTTTAACAAGCATTATAATTAATGTAATTTTGTTTTATGGTATTTATAAAGGATATTTAATTTCTGTAGCTATCCATACAAAGATATTAAACTTTTTAAATCATAAATTGGTAAAAAGTTTTTTAACAGTAGCAAAATCTATATTAAAAACAATTGCAGTATATGCACTGAAAACAGTAGCAATACTGAAGTCTATAGCTCTTAAAACACTTCAAATTACTAAAACAATTATTTTAACTACAGTTTCTTTGGCAGGAGCAGTAGCAATGGGTGTTATTACCACAGCCACATGGGCTTGGAGTGCTGCTATGAGTGCTAATCCAATAGGATTAGTAATAATTGGTATTGGATTATTAATCGGAGTGTTTGTAATTGCTTATAAAAAGTCTGAAACATTCAGAAGTTTTATAAACTTACTTTGGGACAAAATGAAAGGTATCGCAAAATGGGTAAAAACAGGTTTTGTTTCAGCTTTTTCATCAGCTTTTAATATAATTGGGAATAAGATTGGTGTTATTTTTAAAAAAATAACAGGATTTCGAGATGCTCTAATGTTTTGGAAAGATAAAGAAGGCGAAAAAAACAATATAGGATTTAATTCTCAAAATAAGATTAATCAAAAAGATATATTAGTTAACTCAAAATTTAAAATAGATCCTATGGAATATAAAACTCCATATGACTTAGGTGTAATAAAACACAAAAGTGCGTATGACGGAATAAGTGAAGAAAAAAATAAATCTATTATCACTACTACTAATGAAACAAACTCAAAAAGTGAAAGCAAGGTAAAAGTAATTAAGTATGCTGATAAGATAGAAATTAACGTACATGATTCTAAAGATCCCATTGCTACCGCTAAGGTGGCAAGAAAGGAGTTCCAGGATATGATAGACGAGTATGCAATTCAGGTGGAGGAATAATGAGAAATTATTTAGGAGATCTTGAGTTTGAAATACTCAAGGAAATGGACGAAAGTTATAATAATTCTCTGAGTAAGAGGAGGAGGGAGGACGGATACCAAATGTCCGACCACTCTCTTAAAAACCCAATGGTTATCAACATTAAAGTTTCTTGCAATTCAAAAGAATGGAAAAGTGATAAAGAAAAGTTAATAGATATGAGAAATTCAAGTAAAAGGTTTGACTATTTCTATCTAAGGGAGGGAAAACTTTTCTCTGAGATGGCTATAGGATCATTAAAATTTGTAACTGGAAAAAATCAAGTGAATGGATTTACAGCAAGTATTACTTTGGAACAAATGATAATCGGGGTAGCTAATGAAACTATCATAGAATTTATAGATATTCCCGAAGAGGATGCAAATACAGCGGTATCGCAGAGTAACGATGAGAACAATGATAAAAAGGAACTAGGAGAGGTGGAAGTAAAGGAAGAAAACATAACGGCAGAATCATGGGCGTATATTATAAAGAATTAGGAAGGAGGGGTTATAGTGATATTAAAGTATTTGGATTTTGATAAAACTAATCTTAAATATAAAAGCAATAAGATCCAAAGTGAGATAGCCGGAGTAGTATTGAACTTTGAAGCACACTATAACAACTACTCTGAGGATGTAATGTTAAATATAAAAACTGAAGCAGGAGAAGACATAAGTACTGGGCTAAGAATAAGAATGGACGTAGACATATTTGATACCATAACTGATGAAAGGTTGCCAGATGTGAAATTGATACCTCTTAGTCTAACTGGAAAGAATGAAGAGATCTCTCTTACAAATTTTATGGAGGATGTAAAAATATATATAATAGGTGATTAAAATGTATGAGTTATGGGAACAGATAAGGATAGTAAAGTTTGGAGGGAAGGAGTACCGTTTTGGTAGTCTAGATGTTCATTTCAGTATTAAGTTTAGCAATGAATCTGCAAGTGATATTGCGACAATAAAATTGTACAACATCAATGATGATAGTCTGAGCAGATTAAAAGAAGAGGAAGATATAGTAATTGAAGCAGGACATAAACAGAGATCTATGATAATTTTCATAGGGAAAATTGATAAATTTAGCAGTGAGATCGAAGGAATAGATCAAGTGACAACGATAAAGTGTAGTAGGAGCAGTAAAAAGTGGCTGAAAGAAGGGATAAATAAGACATGGCAGCGTGGAAGTAAGGCAAGTGATATAGCAAGAGATATCATTAATGGAAGTAGTTATAGTCTAGGTGCAGTAGATGTTGTAAATGAAAAAGTATATAAAAATGGGAAGACATTTAGTACTACAAGAAAGAGGGCTCTAGAAGAGGTGGCAAAAACTACAGGAAGTAAACTCTATGCAACTCATAATAAAATATATCTGATGCCATATAAGAAGAGTATCAGACAGACAATAAAAATAGATAAGGAAAGTGGGCTGATAGAAAGACCTAAACGACTTGAAGAAGGAAAGGTACAGGTAGTAATGCTACTTCGACCTGATATAGATGTAGATACGATAATTGAGATTGAGAGCACAAGTATTAATGGAATGTACAGGGTCGTAGAAGGAGAACATGGAGCAGGAGAGATAAACGATTACTATACAAAAGTGGAGTGTGTGAAGGATGAATCTTAAAAGTTTAATATTAACAATGTTCGGGCAAGAACTAAACCAAATTCACACAACCCTACCAGGAAGGATAGAAAAATACTATCCGGAAACAATGAGGGCAGATGTGGTGCTCTATAATAATAAAAAGATAGAAGATAAGTGGGAGGAGATCCCGCCTATCTTGAATATGCCTGTGAGATTCCCCAAGGTGGCAGGGTTCTACATGAGGATGCCATTAAAGAAAAAGGATCCTGTGGTAATCTGCTTTGCAGAGGAGAGTATAGACAACCTAGTAGTGGATGGCCAATCACATAATAGTGAGGACAGTAGAAGATTCTCCATGGATGACGGGTTTGTAATGGGGGGCTTTTCATTAGAAAATGACAAACTAAAGAAAATAGGAGAATACACTGAGGATGTAGTACTTGTAAACAATGTAACCGGAACAGTGATCAGACAAAACCAAGCCGGAGAGATATTTATAGAAGACAGTAAAAATATAACTATAGGCAACAGTGACAATATAACTATAAAGAGTGGGAAAATTGTATCTATAGAATGTGAAACTTTTGATCTAAAATGTTCAGGAACTCTTAATATAACAGCTCCTACAACTAATATAACTGGAGTAGGAATTATTAGTGGGACTTGGACAGCAGCAGATTATATTAAAGCTTAAGTTCGACGGTCGAACTTGGAGGAAACAATGAAAAGTGGAAAATTGATAGATGGAGATTTGGTATTTGATACAAGTGGAAATCTTATGATGGTAGAAGAAATAGATGAATTGAAACAAGGGCTTGAATTTGAGGTAGCTACAAATATAAAAGAGTGGTATTTGAATCCAAACTTTGGGATGAAGTGGCTGGATGGTGATAATGGTATTTTGGAAAATAAATATGATGAAAACAAGGTGCTTGTTGATGCTAGAAGAGTAATTTTTAAGAGGAGTGAAGTAAAAAGCATAAGCAGTCTTCAGTGCAATTTTGAAGCAACGGAAAGAACAATATACATTGAAGGAGATCTGATAACTGAGCTTGGAAGTGTAGAGCTAAGTGTAGGGGTGGGAATATGAAATATGGAGTTACAGAAACAGGCATAAATAAGATGCATTATGATGAAATAGTAGAAGAGATTAACGGTGATATAAAGGCTGAAATCAGTAATTTCAACACAAGAGATGACAATCCCTTAGAGTTACTTATAAAGCAAGTTAGTGTACAGGCAGCTAGACTGTGGGATATGGGAGAAGATGTTTATAATTCCAAATATGTGTCAACAGGAAAAGGTGTTTCACTGGACCACGCAGGAAAAGCGAGGGGATTAAAGAGGAAAAAATCTACATATGCTGTAGGAAAAGTAAAATTCACTGGAGATCTAGGGGTTATTATCCCTCCAAATTTTCAAATAGGAACAAACAGTGGACTAAATTATCTCACTACAAATAAGTTAGATGTAGTAATTGACGTAACTAGAGAAGTGGAAGTCGAATTACAGGCTATACAAGGTGGGGAAAAATACAATGTAGATGCACTACTTCTAAATAAGATAGTAAATCCCATTACAGGGCTAGAGAGTGTTGTAAATGAAGTAAAGATTGAAGGTGGAACTGATATCGAGAGCGATGCCGAGTTCAGGAAGAGAGTAAATGAATTTGGCGGGAATGCAAGCATGAGAAGTATTATATCAAACGTGCTTAAGACAAATGTTATAGATGCATTCGGTCTTGAAAATAAAAATGATGATGTAGATGCTGACGGTCTACCAGGTCACTCTTTTGAAGTAATAGTAGTCGGAGGAACTGATCAGGAAATAGTAACAGCAATAGAAGAGAAAAAAAGTGCAGGTATTAATACACATGGAAGTGTCAGCATGGAGTATTTAGGAAATACATATAAGTTTACAAGGGCTAGTACGTCTGGGATCTATGTAGAATTAACTCTGGGAACTAATGACAAATACCTAAATGAGTATTCGGACCTTATAAAAAATAACTACCTCAGTTACATCGAAAGACTGAGTGTAGGAGATGTGGTTACATATAATGAGATGCTATCACAGATCTACATAGGGACACAAGGAGTAGTAAGCAGTATATGTAAATTTGGAACGGACACAGAAAATCTTTTAGAGGAAGATATAGTGATAGGAGTAAGAAGCATACCTTCATTGGTAGCTGAAAATATCATTGTAAATCTACAATAGGTGATTATTATGACTTTAGAAGAATTAGTTGAAAAGGAGTTTGGTAGATTGCCAAGCACTATCAGAAAAAATGGGAAAAATTACAAGATAGTATTGAAGGCTGTTATGAAACAGATGCTGAGGATAGACGAGTTTTTTCAAGAGCTGAAGGATATAGATGATATAGACAAGGCATACGGGCATAGCTTAAACAGAATAGGAGATGACTGCAATGTACTTAGAAAGAATTATACAGATGAAAAGTACAGGAGATTAATCAAGGCTACTGAAAATGCAAACACAGGATCCGGGAATGTTGCTTCTATAAAAACTTTACTGGCTATAATCTTTGATTCTGAAGAAGAGGAATTTGTAATAGAAGATATAGAAACTGCAAAATTTAAGATACTTCTTAAACCTAATATCTCTATATCTGAAGCTTATGAAAGTATTGAAATTTGTAGAGCAGCAGGTGTTGGTTTTAGTATAAAAATTCTCTCTGCAAGTGAAGTAGAAGTAGAAGTCGTAGAAGGAAAAAAAAGAGTCGTAAAATATGATCGGATCCCATTTGTACTTAAAGAAGAAATGATCCTAAATGATGGAATTATTCTTAAAGAATATGTAAGTAATAAAAGAATTGAAGTTAGGGGGTAAAGGATGGCACTAGTAAGAAGTAATGTGAGCAGAATTAAGATTGCTGATGCAATGAGGGGATCAAGAGTAGGAATTCCTAAGCTAAATAAATTCAGAGTAGGAACCGGAGGGAAAGATACACAAGGAAGTTTAAAAGCTCCTGATGGAAGTTTAGGAGGGCTTTTTTCTGAAATAAAGGTTATGGATGTCTCTGAAATAGTAAAAGTAACTGATTATGAATATTTGTACAGACTAGCTATAGATACAGATGTTCATGCAGATCTAGTAGGGCAAGATATTAATGAGATGGCTCTCTATGATGAGGAAGGGGACTGGTGGATAATGGAAACAATAGAGGGATACGGAGCATTTCAAGCAGGGCATCTTTATGAATTTGAGATGAGAGTAGTGAGTAATTAGGAGGTCATTATGTTAAGTGAGGATAGGAGAAAGATAATAGCAGAAGATGAAGACTGGTCTGATGAAATTCCTTGTGCGATAGATGGAGAGACAACTGCAATAGACGGATCAAATGGTATATATCAGAAAATAATGAACCGAATTTTGAAGGTTAAGAATCTTTTGAATGGGAAAGAACCAGCGTTTGTAAAAAATAACGGATTCAACATGGTAAAAGCTACAGATCGGACTTCTCTATCTAGTGAAGAAATTGCATCTATGGCTTTAATGCAAGAGATCATTACTTTTCTAAAGGAATACTCAGACGCAGGAATTGCAGGATTAGTTGACGCATCACCAATATTCTTAGATACACTAAAAGAATTATCAGATGCAATTGACAATAACCCTAACTATGCATCGGACATGGTTGCATTACTAGCATCAAAATTAGGGGCAAATGCCCAAGCAGTAGACTCAGCTAAACTTGGTGGAGCGACTAAAGATGTTGGAGTAACTGGTAACTCAATAGTACAGAGATCCCCATCCGGAGGTATTGCAGCTAATATCCTAACTCTAGGGGGTTTCAACGTATCTATTGTAAATAACTAAGGAGGTTACTGTGGAGATAGTTAAAAAGCTTGAACTTAAGAATATAGTAACTGGTGATATTACTAATTATGGTATGACTAGCGAGATAGCATCACCTAATTATATTGAATTTGATAATAAACAGGGGAGCGTATATTATGCTTCTTTGGGAGACACCAATCCAGGGACACCAACTATTCTGGGGGGGTCAAGATTTGTAGTTGAACCTGAATTAGAGAGCGAAGAGTTTAAATTATTAACTTTTAGTCTAGGGGGAAGTAACAATTCTGGGGGGACAGTTATTATGAGTGATTTTCTCTTTAGAAATTCTGAATACATAAGATGCACTAGGTTTGTAATTACTTCTGCGTCTAAGTATGAAAAGTCTTGTAGTATCAATGAGGTGACTTACGCTGGGACTGGTGTATCTCATGTAATTGAGGGTGAATGGGAGTTGTTAGATGGTTACACATTAGTTGTTCCAAGTTCCGCAGATTACTGGCATGCTGATTTTTATGGTTATGTAATAAATCCACCAATGCTGGGGGCAGGGATAGAACAAACAACACGTGTAGTGTAATGATCTACAAAACAGGAGACAAATTACAATAGGAGGAGAATAAATGAAAGTAACTGAAATAGCACAAGAATTAGCAGCAACAAAAGGGACATTTTGGAATAAAGATCCAAGCAAAACAATTTTGTTTGCAAATACTGCGGCAACTCCTACAGAGGAAGAGTGGGGGAATGCGATTCCCTTAGATCCGAGAGAAAAATTTCCTATGGGTGTGCCATCAGGGAAAATTTTCGTTAAAACAACAGGGGGGGAAGCTGAACTAGCGATCTCGGGTTTTTTCTCGAGTAATGGCGAACTACGGGAACAAATACAGAATTTAAGCGGTTATGTGAATGTCTTAGCGGTAGAAGATATGTATGCAATTGATATTCTAAATGCAAGTAATAAAAATATAGAAATTGAAA